GTGTTAGGGGCGTCGGATGGAACGTTGGCGATTAGGTATGCTGCTGGTGTGAATTGCTCCATTATAAACGGTTCTCCTTCAGGATTGGGTTGTAGACCTTCGAGGTCGCTGTTACTGGTTTCTTATATCCGTATCGTACGAGACGGAAACGTAGCGCACCGTGCGTTACGCCAAGACGTTTTGCCAAACGGTAGAGGGTCACGCCCTCAACGGTGTGGGCGTAGTTGAGTAGCTTTGTGTACTCCTCGGCTTCCGCGCGGTACTTTTTGCCGTTAGAACGTACTTGCTGTGCGTAAGGCTGAAGCTCTAGTAGACGCTCTAGCGTTGCAGGGGTTGGTTCAACGTAAACTGGCTTGGCCTTTACGGCGTGCATTGGTGGCTCAGGGATTTCGATGTTGATTGGAGAATCTGGAGAATCGGAAGTAGAGATTTGACGGACGCGCTCGCGAGTTAGCTTAGAGGCAGATGCAATCGCTTCTAGCGTCCACTCTGCTAGACGAAGCTGACGGATCAAGTAGTCGCGGTGTGCGGTGCTACCAGAGACGTCGGCAAAAGCGTCGGCAATGTACCCAGGTAACTGCTGATTCTTTTTGATGTAGTTCTTTTCTTCTGTTGGCATTTTGTCCTTTTCTGTCTCTTTATAATCCGAGTGTATAGGGTTGGATTTGAGTTGTCAAGTTAAATTTTTGGCTCGCTTTAGGGGCACGCTCTTGATGATGACTTCAATGTCGGACCTAGCTTCGGTAAACACTCTTAGGTTGACGACGTTAATCGCGCCCTCTATAAGTGTGGTGATTAAGTGGACGTCCGAAACAGGGGAATCCCACGAAGCAGTGATTTTGACATCGCAGTCGACTAACTCAAACAGGCCTGTCGAAGGTAGTCGCTCACGGAACTCCTCTGCGTCATCGACGTTTAGCTTTATAGTCGTCAAGGTAGTCCTTCTCTGAGTGTAGATCGTCATAAGCGTCATCCATTCCTGAAATAACAGTTACAAGGGACGCTAGCACAAGTGACACAAGAATTGCAAATCCGATTACGGTTCCAACTACAATAAGGGCGTTTAACATAAATCACCATCCTTCCTAGTTAATCATACTACCCTAAGATGGGGTGTCAAGTAGGGGCGTTTACTACTTTTTGTTTGAGCAAAAAGAAAGCCGCCTCTCTCCCAAGGGCGGCCTTCTTGCTTAAATAGCACTTGCTAGTCTAGTACGTTTTAACGATCCTTAGAGAGGGTTGCTAGAGCGTTAGCTGCAAGGCCAAGAACTAGGGCGAGGGGGAGGAAGTCGGTGGCGGAGACCAGAACCAGAATGATAGAGGCGACTATCAGTAGAGCTGAAATCGTCGAGGTCCATACAATGGATCGAAGAAAGAGGATGAGATTGGTCATTATTTCTTCCTTTTGGTTTTTGTCTCTTCAGGCCATACTACACCAAGTAGTGGCTGGAGAGTGTCATCTTGGTTGGCGCGTCTATTATTTCGAGCTTTGAGAAGGGTTCGAGCGATTCGGATTGCGTTTACTAGAACCACGGCACCAATGAGGCTCAGGGCTATAACTTGTTCAACCATGGCTAAATCCTATACATAAAAGTTGGGCGAGCAGTTTAGAGACTTACTCAGGTCTTTGGGTTTAGTCTACACCATGTTTGGGACGATTTTTTTGAAAATTTGTGGAGGCGGATTTTATAAAAGGGGGGTCTTCAGGATGGGAGGATTTGTAATTATGGGGGTACTATGCTATATGGACGTTCAACTGCTTTTGGGGTGCGAGACGGCAGTTGTTAGTTTTCGGGCGTGTCGAAATTGTTTCCTAAAAGTCGGGGGGTCTGTCTTTGACTTTTGTTTTTACAAAAGTCTTTTGACTTACTAAAAATAATCGTGTCTGTTGTAATGGCGTTGGCTGTTTATTATGACTTGGTTGTTTGATTGGTTGGTTGGTTGGTTGTTAGTTATCCAGGCAGTCAAGTATCAAACAACACTTGCTTGGGTGTTTAGTTGGTTGTTAGTTGGTTGATAAGTCTTTGATTAGTTGTCTTGTGTTTGGTTGTGTGTTTTGTATTTGGTTGGTTGTCTTGTGTTTGGTTGTGTGTTGGGTACAAATCTAAAGCTGCCAAACAACTAACTAAAAAGCTTTTTTGGGCATCAAGTTTTGATAAGTAGTTAGTCAATAACAAGTTGTAAAAAGTTTGTATGACTTGTCTAGGTCTTGACTCAGTTGATCCAAACAATTCCCTAACGCTTCTAGGCGCTCCGGTTAGGCGATAACCAGGCTAAAGCCAAATGGTAAAGCAAAACCCCTAACCGCATTGGCTAGGGGCTTGCTTACCGCATTACCGCATTACTTCTTAGGCAGTTCCAACTTGTCGTAAGTCTTGACTGATACCGTAGCGTTATACGCTTCGCTAAAAGACGCTTCTAGAGTCTTTAGGTCTGTATTACGGCGCTCCGCTTCTACAAGTTCGTAGACAAGTTCACCGCTCGAATCAAACGCAACGCGGGCATTACCTAACACGCTAATTAGTTCGGCACGCAATTCTGCTTCTTGCGCCGCAAGTTCTTTTTGGGTATCACGCAAGATACGCATAGTATCCGCAAGAGCGACAACCGCTTCATCTACAAATACAGCCGGGGTAGCAACTACAACTTCTGACTTTGACATTTTTGATTCCATTCTTTTTGGTGATTCGTTTTTTGTTATCGGTTGATAACATCATAATCAAAGCATAATTTTTAGAGCGTGTCAAATCGAAACCGCATCTTTTTTATAACAGTTTTATAACGGCAGATAACGCCATCAAAGCTGCCATCACCGCAAGCAAGCGAAAACCCCTGCCACAATAGGCAGGGGTCCGGTGAACCGCTTAGGCGCTTACAGACTCATTACAGAATTCGCAAGCCCAACCAGGTTCATCAACTTCATCTAAGCCACACTCCACGCATAGATTAGTCTGAACCCAATAGTCTGCTACAAAAAAGTCTTTTGCCCCATTCGGATACGCTTCAGCGCAATCGCCACACAACCAAAACCAAGCGATCTCATTTGCCTTTTTAGGGTCAAAGGCAACTTCAGCTGCCAGTGAGTCATTGACTCCGATTAGGTCAATCGGGTCTCCATCAAAGGCGACACTACAGCCGTCGCAATTAGTTTCGCCGTATTTATTACTAGCCATTAGATTCCCTCAACCTTCGAAATAATAAACATAAAACCTAGGCACAAGAGCAAATTACCTGCACCGAAAATAACTACAGCATTAGCAAAAGCTGCAGGTAAAGCAAACACGCCCACAAGCATTAGAGCGACAATTGCCATTGCGATTACGATTAGATTCTTCATTTTTTACCCCTTCGTTTTGGTTGCTTATGCAACACAAGAATTGTCCCATAACTTCTAACGAATTGTCAAATCTATTTATGGGCGTGTTTTGCCAGGCGATCCGGGTAAACAACCAGGCTAGATCCGGGTCTAGCTGCTAACTTCTAACGAATAAGCCGCAAGCCGAGCTGCCTAACCAGGCTAGATCCAGGCTATTTGCCAGGCTAGATCCGGCTAGATCCGGCTAATAAGCTGCCTAGATCCGGGCTAGATCCGGGTAAAGCTGCCATCGAAGCTGCAGACTTCGAACGAATAAGCCGCTAACAACCAGGCTAGATCCGGGTTAGATCCGGCTAGATCTAAGAAGATAGCCAGGCTAGATCTAACGAATAAGCCGCTACTGATCCAGGCGATCCGGCTAACTTCTAACGAACAGCTGCTTAGATCTAACCTTGAGCTGCTAGATCAGCTGCTAGATCTAACGAAGATCTGGGCTAGATCCAGGCAGATCTCCGGGGCGATCCGGGTTAGATCCGGTCAACTTCTAACGAAGATCCGGGCTGGATCAAACCTAAAGCTGCTTAGATCGCCATCGAAGCTGCCACCGATCCGGGTTAGATCCGGCGAGCGCTGCCATAAGCCAGGCAATAAAAAACCCCGCAACCAGGGCGGGGTCTTCTACTGTTGCTTAGTAGTTTTCGTTGCAATGCTCCAAGAGCGTTTCGTAAGTTGCTCCACTCTTGATTAGTTCCACAAGGTCTTCATCTTCCATTAGAAGATAAGCATCTACGGTTGTCTCAGCCGCGAGGCGCATTAGTAGAAACTTAGGGCTAGTTAGAACATCTCCCATTTTGCTATTCCCTTCATTCGTTTACCAGGCTGTCTGCCTAGTACTAAATTACCATTTTTTAGGTAATTGTCAAACACCTAACGCCTACGAATAATCTCCGAATAAAGTAAAGCTTGAGAGGCTAGGCCACCGATAAGAATAGGCCACCATACAGACTGATACCCAACAGCAAAACCAAATAGCCAAATAAACCCTAGCCCAGCTGCCACACCGCGCCACAACACAACCAGGTCTCCGGTGTCTTGCTTATCCATTTTTATTTGCCTTTACATAGTTCCAATGAGCTGCGTCATAGAATAAACCACCCACCGAAAACACCCACTTAGACACTACGCCTAAAGCCTTGTACCAAAATAAATGCCACGCTCTCAACTTAGTTCCTCTCTAAAAAGATTCGGTAAATCTCTTGATTCAGTCTTGTTAGGTTTCGTTCGGCTCTCTCTGATGAACCAACTAAATACATTCCCGCAAGTTGTTTTAGAGTTTCGTTGCGAGAGCATTCTGCCCAAATCGCCCCTTGGGTGTGAACAGAATAATTATCCTTACCGCCCGCAAGTTTCATAACTTGGTCAAAAGCGAATTCGGCTCTGTGGTCTACATAAGTTTTCATTTGTCTCCCTTTCGTTTTAGGTTTTCACCTAGGTTTAGGATACGCCCTAACCAAATAATAAGCAAGTGATTAGGGCGTGTCGCTATTTGCCTAGAATTGTTTTGATGGCGCGAATTGGATCGCCCACCAGGGTAGCGTCTTTACCGCCCCGATCTAGGTAAGTAGCGTGAGCCGGGATCATTAGATCCTTTAGATCGCCATCGGTAAGCATTCCGTCAGCTAAGCCTTGGCGAACATCTTCTGCCATCTGAATAATGATTGGGTCTTTAGTTAGCATTTGTTTCCTCTCTGTTGTTTTCGATTGTTCCATAGATCATTGCCACACGCAAGCGACACGCCTAGCCGGGGTAAAAGAAAACGCCACACAGAAAACGAAAAAAAACTGTGTGGCGTTTCTTTGGCGGTGTGTTCACGCCGTTGGCTAGGTCATTGGGGGAAATCTCTAGCCAAGTCTGTGAGCAGTTTCACAACTTACTCAGGTTGAGCGAAATTATTTTACCCGTCTAGTCGCTACCCCAATTCGGGCTTCGGGCGTTAGCCCTAAGTCTTGTTATTTAGTTATGGCATTGCTCTGTCTATGTCTGCCTCAAAGCAACTGTCGCATTTAGTAAAAATGCTTTTGTCCGGGCTGTTGCCAAAGCCTCGAGAGGCTAGGTAATTGCCACCGTCAAAGCCACCAAAATCTGCGGTGTTGTCTGGTGTGAGTTCGCTCTCGCAATCATTACAGACTTCTAACTTGTTATCTGGCATTAGTTCCCCTTACGGCGATAGCGTGGCTTAGAGGTAATCAAACCCTGCTGTCGCATTGCCCAAACTAAAAGCACTACGCCACCAACTACTAGAGATACCCCTATCCCTAAAATAAATTCTGCCATTATGCCACCACCTTATTAGCGATAGCAACGGCAGGGGCGAAACCTATCGCCCAACCTAGAGCAACTGAAACCCAAGCGTCAGCAAACAGGTCAGGAGTTCCGCCCAACACGATTAGCAATAAAGCGTAAAGCCCTAGCACGATTGGAGTTGTAGCAATAGCAAAGATGATTCTGCGAGTTGTAAAGTTCATTTGATTCCCTTTCGTTTTCGTTTCGTTTTCGTTTTGGTTTCCCAATAGTTCTAGGATACACGCCTAGAAACTCTTGTCAAGTGTTTTCTGAAAAAAGTTTTTCGGCGTGTCGCCCAGGCTAAGCGTAAGTTTCCGCAAGCATACGATCATTGACAAAACGCTCCGCATCCATCCAGGCAGTCTCGCCGGTGAACCGCGCAAGGATCTCGCCATTCTTTCTAACCTGAGCTGCAAAGCTGCTTGACCAAACTTCATAGATCCCGCTGCCAATAATGAACTGTGTGTCTAGTGTTAGTTCCATTTTGTTTACCCTTTCTAATTGGTGATCTCACTCTAACCTGGATCTGGTCTAAAAGCAAGTAGATCTAGCTGCGATCTCAGCTGGAATCTAAAGATCGCCATCGAGGGCCGGGGTACGAAAAAAGGCACCAGTGGGGGACCGGTGCCTTTCTCGCGGATAAGTGAACGGGATAATTCCCCTATCCATTGCCAGGGAGTGGTCTCAACCTAGCAAGATTAGTTTACGCCATAGACGCTCGCTTAGCAAACTCGGAATAGGTTACGCCTTCGATGGTATAGACGCCAGTGTCTGCGTCGACATAGACAGTCGGTGAGTTCACCCAGGCGTCGCTAACCTCTCCTGACGCGATTCCAAAACCTAGCTCACCATCGTACGCGCCTAAGGTGTTTGCGAACTGCTGAAAAATTTGAGCTGCGAGATAACTAGCATCTCCAATTCGCCCAGTGCGGTCTAAAACATTACGGACTGCCTCCAGGTTTTCATCTCCTGACCAGTGCCCATAAAAAAGAATGGGTGCGAGAAACTCTTTACTCTCCACCTGAATGAATGAACGATTTCCCATTACGCCACCTGAACCCATCGAACGGCGGTGCGTAGCAAGTGGTCGTAATCGCCGCTTGTACTCTCAGCGTAGTAAGCGTCGATTTCTTCCTTCGGAACGCCTGCATCTTTTAGTGCGCTAGCAACGCGTGCCATAATCGCGAACGCGTTTCCATCTTCGCCAACCAGGCGAACCTGAATCTCAGGATACTTTGTGTCTTCCATTTTTTACCCCTTTCTAAAGGTACTTTGATTGTATGCTATACCGCGATGCGTGTCAAGTTTATAAAAAGCTGGCGAGCTGCGATCCTGGAATCGATCGAGCTGCAACTACTTAGCTGCCTGCCTCGCCAGAGAGCGCTTTAGCCCCTCCACGCGACTACACGTCCGGCAACGCTGTTCTATGTAAGCCACCGACTCGCCATTAGGGCCTGGTCGTTTCGTTTGTTTTACATAAAAGTTTTCTGGCGTGCGCTTATGCCCATGAGGGCAAATCTCTGAAATGTTTTCATAGTGATAGGGGTTGATGCAAGCACGATTGCCACAGGCATTACGCAGCTTGTCGTGCTTAGACAGTTCCGGGCGAAACAGCCCCCAGGTGTATCTAGGCACGCTAACCCAAATCCTTTTAGTCTGAGTAGTTTTCATAATTGGCGTAAGTTTTGAGCCTTTGAGTTTGAGGCTGCCAATCCAAGTTAGGCACTCGCTGTCCGGCTCTATAACTGTGCGCTCCATAGCGTAAGAGTTCAGTCTTGCGTAAATAGTTTCTTTCATGCCCCCATTTTACAAAGGCCATGCGACATTTTAGGATAAGCAACCATAACTTTTTAGTAACGCATTTGATCGATCCGGGTAAGCGAAAACCCCGCCACAAAGGCGGGGTCTCGCTTCGGTCATTACTTCTGGCTTGGCATCTCTTTGTGTGCCATGTCCATTAGGTAGTTGATTGCCGACAGAGTTTTTTCCAACTTGTCCCAGTCTTTGTTTGTAGCAAGTTGTTCTGCATACTCTGACAGGATTGCGCTGGCACTTACTAATGGCTCTACTGAGTCAAGAAACTCGGTTGATTTTGCGATTGCATCAAAGTCCGCAATCAGGTTGTCTAGCGTTTTGGTCATGTGTCCCATTCCGTTGGATACTTTCCAACTAGGTCTAAACTAACATACCCTACTGACATTTTGCGTCAAGTTTGATAACTAATTTATAACAAGATTTCCATGTGTTACCAGCTGCAGGATCAAGGGCCAGCTGATCCCTGGATAAGGCGAAACGCGCCAGGCACCGGCCTGACGCGCTTCGAGCTGCAAGATTATGACACCCGGTCCAATTCTTTTGAACCCCAGGCATCACCACCCTTGGCCACCCTGATTGCATTTTCTAACGCGTTAATGTTGCCACGAATAAACTCCGGGCTTAGTTCGATGTCGCGAGACTCCCAGTACAGTTTTAGATTTTCGAGTTTCGCGAGTAACTCTTTACCCTCTTTAGTCTTCATCGTACTCTTCTTCATCTTCAGTACACCACGCGTCTAGATGGTGATTAATAATGATTTCGCGAGCGGGAGCCCAAGGCTCGCCGCGCCACTGGATTTGGAATGGATTGCCATCGCGGTCTAGGCCATCAGTTGGCAAGTCAATTTTCCGGTCTAGGTCATCTTCCCAGTAAGCGTCGATTGCTTCGATACATGCCTGCACCATTGACACTGGCACTGGCGGATAGTGATTGCCCTGCAGGTGCCAGGCAATTTGTTGCTCCATTGACACGCCACTTGTAGCGATGTCGATTGCTGTCATTCTTCCCATTTTTTATCCCCTTTCAGTTGGATAGTTTGATTATAGGCTACTTGCGCGTGTTTTGTAAATTCCGGTTGCGCAATTCTTTCATAATGTTTTTTAGCGCGCGAGAGTCTGACGGCGTGCTTGCCGAAAAGAAAAACGCGCCATCACTGCGTGTCCACTTTAGGTGTCCACCCTTAGTAAGACTGATAACCCAGCCCTGCTTCTCAGCAAGGCGAATTATGTTTTTTAGTTCACTTCTTAGTGCCATGTTTTTTATCCTTTCCAGATACCTCAAAATTACCATCTGCCACTGACATTTTTGATAAACATTTGGCGTGTCGCGTAAAGATCCTTAGACGCTGAAACCCCGCCATTTCTGACGGGGTCTCGCGGGGTAAAACTAAACCAGTTCCTCCTCTGGCTCTAAGTCTCGAACCAAGACGGTGCGAGTGAAAACACTTGAACCCCAAGTTAGGTCGTGTCCCATTGCGTCTGCTTCAACCTCAACTGAAGTTCCCGAACGCTCACCGTTATCCCAGTCGCGTACGCGTAGAATTCCGTGAACCATAATTCGGTCGCCCTTGTTGATTGAACCTGCACAATTTACCGCGAGTTGTTTGAACGCGGTAATGGTGTACCAATTAGTTTCCCCATCAACCCACTTATTCTGACCGCGGTCGAAACGGCGTGTACTTGACGCTAAACGGAATGAAGTAATTGGCAAGCCCTCTTTAGTAATTAGGTGTCTAGGTGTTGTTGCCACTAACCCAGAGACTGAAACCATTTCTGACATTTATCCCTTTCACGCAACCAACTTGATTGCTAGTTTGATTGTACGCTATTTTGATTGTTAGCGCAACTTCCAACGAAACTTTCAACCAAGCGTGTCTCAGCTTTTGTGATCCTTCAGCTGCGCCAGGGTAAAAGAAAACCCCCACCTATTGGCAGGGGTTGTCTTTTTAGTTTCTACTTGAACGCCACTAGTTGTGAATTGAACCAACCATCAAATTCTTCTTGACAGTCATCACACAAGGGATGAACCACTTCCAAGTTTTCAACTTCGATTTCAGTTTCGCATTGGTAGCAAGTTGTTTTCTCCATGATTACCAACTTGACTGATACTCAAAGTCGAAGTCTGCGAATTTCGGATTGCTCAAAATTTTCCCAAGCATTTCCGAAGTCTGCTTTACGCTTGCGTGATACCACTCATCGTAATCAGTACCACCAAAGAAAAAACCATCTTGAGTTGGTAGAAGTTCGTGAGCCTTAGTTGCGTTGCCCAGTACCTCATCGCAAACATCTTTCAACTCTTGAAGTTTCTCACGCTCAACATAAGCCCTTTGACATTCATCAACGCCACCTTGAACATTGTCCACAAACCAGTTGTGGATAGCATTAGCCTTACGCCAATACCCAACAGTAAGTTTCACTTCAGCACTAGGGCTTTCGCCATCAAAGTCTGACTTGTTCAAACCACTAACCGCAAGAATGTCTGCGTACTTCTTTTGCTCATCTTGCGATGAGTGTGAATAACCTGAAACATACTTCCTAGCAGATAGGTACATGTCTAATCCCATTTTTTTATCCCTTTCTAAATTGTGGATTTCCCCACAAGTAAATTGTGCCATAGTTTCAACGAAACCGCAAGCGTGTCTTATCTAGTTTTCCAGCATTCCTCACAGACAAAGATCCCTGAGCCCAGCCCCTCAACCTCTGTCATCTCCTCCTGCTCAGCGCTGACTCCACAAGTAGAGCATTTGACAGAGTTGTCATAGAGGAGCTCAGTGCTCATAGACTCCCAAAGTTCACCGCGGTATACCAGGTTGCTAATGTCCTCAAACGCAAGATCCTTACAGGTACTTAGAATCTCCTCCTCGGTCTTAGCTGCTTGCTCCCCGTCTTCATCTGTAAACATTTCTGCGTGCTCGGTGTCCGGGTAGAACTCGAATACCACCCCAACCTTTATGACTCGGCTACTCATCGTCCAGGTCCTCATCCCACAGAACCTCATTACAGTCATTACACTCCAGCGCGACATTGTGAATAACCTCGCCGCGCCCATAGGTAACCACAGTGATCGCGTGCCCTTTGTGCTCTAGCATTTTCTCGATGTCCATTAGTTGTCCTTACTGGCCTGGCAGGCCTCACAAGTCATAGCATCGTTCAGTTCGTCCGTATCAAAGTCATCCAAACAAACAGCGCAAGTAGATACCTCATCTTGCTCGTGCTCGACCCAGTGCGAATACTGGTCAATGCTTGGGGCTTTTGTGCTCCGTAAATAAAACTTGACGATACATTCATCGCAACAATCGGCAGGCCGACTGTTCTCATTAGCGCCGCAAGCCTCACACGAATAAGAAAACTTGTTATTCATCATCCTCGCCGTCCTCGTCCTCATCCTCGATGAAAACGATTTCCAGGCGCGCGATGCGCTTGCCCCAGCCCTCGGTTTCCTCGTAGTGAGCATAGACAGGATACAAACCATCACCGTATCCCGAACTTGAAACTACACCCGCGCCTGCGTGCCCCGCTTTGAAATTGAGCTGCCCCGCTTGCCCCTCGGCGAGAGTTGTTGAACACGCGCCGCCGTATGAATAGTGCCCGATTTCAGCCTCGCCGAAACCCTCTTTACCCCAGTCGTTCAAGTACCCAGGGTCGGTGATTAGAATCTGTCCTGAATCAACCGCAATGAATCCGATTTGCTTTGTGCTTGTAATTACCACTTGGTATCCCCTTTCTCGAGATACCTCAACCTTACCCTAGGTCGGCGTATTCGTCAATAACCTCGTATAACGATTCTGGCGTGTCCGGGATGTCCAAGCCAGCTAACCGCATGCCCGCGCGAATAACAATGTCAGCTGTCTCCATACCTAAACCCCTAGCTGCGAGTGATTCCAGTAGATCTGAAGAGATCTCCTTCTGACCGCGTTCAACCTCTGACAGATACCCCAGGGCTAGCGTAGATTTCCCAGCCACCTCCCGCATTGGCATCTTCTGACTTAGGCGCTCTTCGCGCAAGATCTCCCCTAATGCTTCCCGATACAGCATGATCACTCCTTCATTGTCTTAGGGCTAGTGTATGGGCAAAATGCTCGCCGTGTCAATCGACACGCCTCCGGCTAAACTACGCCACTGGGAAGAGCCGTTGGTTGGTGTCCATGTCCTTGACGAATACAGAGTTTTCATCCGCTTGGGTAATGTTCTCGCCCAAATCAAGAACCACGCCAGCCATCTTCTCACCAGCAAGTTCCCACGCCTTTTCAGCGTTCGCCGCTTTCACATACAAAGTCTGCTCGATAACCACCGCAAAGGTTTGCTCTGGTCTTGGGCAATCCTCAAACCAATACTCTTGGTCGTCGTCGCCGTCTTGGCAATTACAGTTCTCTTCCCTATCAAGAGCCACATAGTCTGCGTGGCTTTGTGGAATGTCCCACTCCCTAGTAATCGAGAACTCGCCACTGATACCACTAGCCTCGATACCCCAGCCTTGCTCTTCTTCGCATGAGAAGTCGAACTCCAGTTCTGGGTGCTGTTCCACCATTGCGATAAACGCCCCTTCAGCCACGCTCCAAGGTGTGGAAAAACTGTAGTGAAGATACTGCTCTTTTTCTTGGCTGTAATCTTGAAGTGCTACATCACTAGCGTCCCACTTACAGCCCCACTCACGAACATTCCAGTCATACCAGCCATCACTTGTCGCCTTCATGTCATGAGCCAACTTCTGATTCAAGTCCCAAGTTTCGTAGCCCTCTGGCTTATAGTCGCTCGCTCCGAAATAAAGAGACTTGTCTTCTGGCTCCTTGAAGTTCCAAAACGCAAGTTCTGACGAATCACTCTCTGAATACTCCAGCGTGCCATCATCTGAAATACCATTTGGCGATAACTTGCTCGCCTTATCACGAAACGCAATCAGTGCCTCACGCTCGCCTTTGACATTCATGTTGTTGTAAACCCAGTTTGGCATTTGCCTATCCCCTTTCAGTTGGATACCACAAGCGTAGCATAGTTTGACGAAAATACCCTAATCTTCGTCATACTTTTCTACGCCACGAACAATGTTCATTTCCAGCTGCCCCTCAATTGCCAGGCAGTTATCGCATAGGTTATAACCAAGGTAGTTATAGTTCCAGTGATTAACCATGCTCGCGCAATCCACGCATTGGGCCAGTTCCCCGGTCGCTCCGCAAACATGGATAACATCATCATTTTCAACCCCGTAGAACATCTCCACGAAGGTATCTTCATTCAGCTCTTCATTCATGTCATCAGGTTACCCGACAGCTGCGACATTTTCCGTTATTGATTTTGGATCAATTTCCAGGAGGGACCCAACTTCCCACGATCGTGAGACACCCGTTCGTTCGAAGTTCTGCGTAATCTCCACATTGCTCAATGGGATCCGTTCACCCGGGCAAGGCGAAACCCCCTAGGTTGGGGGAACCTAAGGGGTCTCTATCCGTTGGGAGAGCGGGTAGTACTTTTAGAAAGGGGTGCTCAATCCCAACGGAATCCTACGCACGCCGTTAGGCACTCACTCTCGCAAGTGCCTCGGACGCTGACCGACCAATCTCCAGAGCAATTTGCTCAACATCAAGTCCGTCAAGGTGAACTCCGCTCGCCGTTCCGCTCATAATCGCTTTCGCACCCACGCCATTACACGCCTTTGGGGTAATGAACAGAACAGCCACGCCGTTTTGCTCGCAAGACTTCATTACATTCTTGGCGTGTTCCGTTTCGTTCCCTGTGTAGTTTCCGTCCGAAACAATTACTAACATACGCACGCCGTCTCCGTAAGTGAGATTCAGCGAGCCGTCCAATGCCATGAACGCCTTGTGAAACATCTCCGTTCCGTCTGGTGCTGACCAGACCGAAACCTTGTCCAACTTCTGACCGACTTTGAGAGTTGGGAAAACATCAGAGCCGTAGTAAACCATAGCGGTCTTGGCTTGGATTCTGCGTCCAGCCTCTGACATTACCCACGCCGTAGTCGCCATAGATTCCATAGCCGAACCCATAGACCCACTAATGTCCACCATGATTCCAAGTGAAAGTGTTGGGTCGTCTGTGTGCTTGCGTGTCTTTTGTCTCCACGCTGGATTCAGGTCTCGCACGCCCTTTGACTTTAGTGCCTCGTTCTGAACTAGAACTCGTGCCTTTAGTTTTCCAGCAGGTGCGTGAGACTTGATAACAGTTTCCGAACGCTCACGATACTTTGCCTTTTCCAACATCTGACCAATCTTGACAGCAGACGCACGCTCGTTCGAAGTTGGATTGCGTTGTTCCATGAGAGACGAACGAGACGAAGAACCCTCTGACCCAATGGACTTCGACATAACTTCGTCAGATTCTTTTTTGGATTCGTTCTTCTTCTTGCTCTCGCTTTGTTTCTTGGAAACTTCTTCTTTCCAATCTTCGCCCATTTCTTGGTCTGCCAAATCCATAGCGACTGAAACGCTTGTGCCACTTGCGTCCTCGCCAAGTGCCTCTAGCAAATCTTTCACGAACTCTGGAAGTGAACCAGCACCACCATTGTTCTTTCCCTCTGGGTCTTTGGTGTCAAGAATGTTCACCCACTTGCGAGCGATTTCTAATCCAGCCAATGTCGCACCATTACGAAGTTGTTGGAACTCACACCACAACGCACGAAGTTCGTCAAAAAGTTCTTCGCCCAAAATCTCCAACGCCTTGTCGTAAGTTGTCGCAACATCTGACAACTTCACAACGCCAGCGTCCACACGAGCGAGAGCAAGTCCAGCCAAGTGAGCCATGACACGAACTTCGCTAACTTTGGTCAAGCGTTCTTCATCAAGGTCTCCCAACGCAAGACCCAAAGCAGACGCACGCAAGAACAACTGATTCTGTGGGATTTCGATTACGCCCATGCGTTCGATACGAGATTCTTCTAACAAGAAAAAAGCCTCTACAACATCTTTGTCTTTTTCAGACGCAAGTAAATCTTTATCCCACTTGTCTGAAAAGCGAGCGTGAAGTGCCTCGTGATAAATCACGCCAACTGGCTCTGCGAACTCATACTGATTGGAACGCTTACGCAAGTCGCCAACCATTTCTGGAGTTGTCGCTTTACCAAAAGCACCCTCTAGGTTGATTTCGATTTCAGCAGTATCGCCAATGAAACAAGCGATTGCTTGACCCATGCCAGCGTCCTCGCCAGCGTAAACAGCCAAGTCAGTTCGACCTGACCATGCGTTAGCAAGTTCGCCAATGTGTGAACAAGTTGGTAGCCACTCGCTAGGTGTCGCACTCTTGCGACTTGCTAGACGAGATTCTGGAACATAGTGAGACATTTTTTAGCCCTTTCTAAAAGCGTAAGACGATTGTAGCATGGCAAATCAAAATCACGCAAGCCCCAAAAGGATCCTTTTTTTCGTGTCCAGCTGCGGACCTCTCACGATCGTGAGAAAAGCTTTCGCCCCCTGGTCCGGGCAAAAGAAAAAGGCACGAGACCGAAGTCTCGCACCTTTCCTTTTTAGTAGGACGAACCACTAAATCTTTGCTGGGCGACATTCCTCACCGAAAACTCGTGTGAATACATCTGCCACAACTGGTCTGTCAATCTCTGGGGCAGACGCAAGCAAGTTGGCGATTGCGAACTTCGTTCCAAAGATTCCAACCAAGTCTCGGAACGCAAGAAGTTCACGCATTTGTGGAGACCACATTGTTTCGCCATTCGCTTGTTTCTTTGCCAAGTTTTGAGCAACTGAAACAGCAGTCGCTGGAACTCCAAGTTTCTTCGCCAAGTTCCAATCAGTTGTCATTTCGACTTGGACTGTGAAACGAGAAAGCAACGCCTCTGAAAGTCGAACTCCTGGGGCATTTGGATTGGTCGCACCAATTACGAAAAATCCCTCTTTCGCTTTTACAGTTCCACGCTCTGGATTCTGTGTGATTGTGATTTCTTTTCTTCCGTCCATGAGACCATAAACAGCAGAAAGAACTTTCGGGTCAATCAGACCAATCTCGTCAATGAGCAAAACTTTTCCTTGCTCGGCAGATTTGATAAGCGAGCCGTCCACCCATTCGAACGCACCACTTGGGGTCTGAACATAACCACCAATGAAGTCTGAAAGTTCTGTGTCGCCAGAACCAAGAACTGTATAAAGTTCGTCTGGGAACGCACCCTCAACCAAAGCAGTTTTTCCAGTTCCTGGGGAACCATAAAGAAGAACATACTGATTCGCCTCACGAGCCTTGCGAAGAACCTCAATGTCTGTGTGTTCTCCCCAAGTGCGTGAGTAGTAATCCTGACCATTAGGACGAGCGTATTTTTCTACGCCCTCTAGTGCGGAAACATTTACCACTTTGTTCGCCTTTACTTTTGGAATAGCAGTTCCAACTTTAGCACGCACCTTTGCCTTAGCAGTTTCTGGCATGAGCGAAGTGAGACCAGCAGGAACACTCGCTGGGTCAGCGTGCTGGACAGCGACTCCATAAACAAGTGAAGTCAAGTCTGCGAACAAGTCGTCAATCGAAAGTTCGTCCATTGTTTTGTCTGAATAAATTGTCATTTTGATTCGTCCTTAGTTTTCGTTTTGCTTACGCAAGTTTTTCTGGAAAGCCCAATGAGACACGAGCCTTTTGGATTCTACGCAAAGCACTCGCTGGTGCTTTCCACTTTGATACATCTGTGAAGTCCACATCAGTAAGTTCGAACACGATTGGGCGTGAACGCAATTCCTCAATCGCACCCCACTTCATTTGACGCTTTAGGTGTTCTTCGACTTTGCCACTCATGTTGATTGCTTTATCTTGGGCAGACATTGTTTCGACTTCTTTGTCTGGTCGAATAAAGTTCACGTGCCATTGTGAGCGTGGAGAGTGTTTTGAGATTGAGCGATAGGTAGTCGCCATAGCAACATCTTCACCCTTTTCGTTTTTTACCCTCTGGGGTAATCAGAAACTGGAAAGTGCTACTACCATGTGGGAACTCCAAATAGATTCCCATGCCAGCGACTACTGGCTTGTTTGATTCAGCAGAAGAAATAGCGTCAGCCACTTCTCCAGTAAGAGTGCCAAAAGCACTTAGTGGATTCATGTTTCGTCCTTTGTTCGTCCTGTGTGAACTTTTGCTCACAAGTCGAACTTACAGGGTTTCGTGTCAAGTGTCAAATCTATTTACGAAGTTTTTTGAAAAAGTTTTTCGTGGGTCTCCATACTGACTTCGCACGAATTCTGATCCTGATTCGTTGGAAGTACACCAAGCAGCTGGTGCCTGGTTGGCCTAGTCGTTGGGGTCTGTTACAGAGCTTTCCCAGGTAGGGGCATCCTCTTGTACTGGAGGGGCAGTGTCGACGACTGGTCCAGCGCACTCAGTGCAGACCATCCATTGCGAGTCTTCGTCTAGCGCTACAGCGTATGGATAGAAGGTGCCCGCCTTATGGCCAACTTCGTTTGCGCAAGCTGCGCACTCGGGTGCATCCAGATCCTCCATCTCGAGGAGTCCAGCGGTGAGCCCGTCACCAACATCGGCGTTATTTTCCATTACATGTAGTTCTATGTTTTTCATACCCGCTAGCATAACCCGTTCCTCAGATAGTGAGTTGTTCGTGAGAAGTCAGGAAGGAGCTTCCGGCATCAACGAACTTCGAACTAACCAGGCACGCCGTTTCGTTGAAAGTAGCTGCGGGCATAAGCTCAAACGAAGTACGCACGCCGCTTCGTTTGAAGTCCAGCACACAAGGTCCGCAAGGTGAACAAGGTCATACAGGTGATACAGGTCCGACTGGTCCGACAGGTAACTTTCCACGGGTAGCAGAAAACCCCCCGTTAGAAGTTAGGAAGGGAATCGCATCCCGGTTCTTCTAACGAAGGGCTCGCCGTTGTTTGAAAGTTTACTCTTTCTTTGCTGGCCACTGCCGTTCTAGTTCTGCAGACCAATCACCGTCGGGTAGGTCCTCGTGTGATTCGATACCCTTCTCGATTGCTTCCTCTTCGGTTTCCGCTTCCACCCAATAGGTGGCGTTGTACTCTACTTGCCATGTTGCCATGGGTTACACCCCTTCCACTAGTTCTGTAAGCAGGCCGTCCGCCTGGTCTTCGGTCAGGCCGCATTCCTCCTGAGCGTTTGTTACTGCAGACGTATACCCGTCATTGAATCCCCACTGGTATGCGCGCTTAATTGCTGGGTCCGTTAAATCCAAATCGTACATTTGGAATCCTTTCTATAGATAACTAAAGAATAGCAGATTAGGAAGATTTGTCAACTACCGTCATTGCGCTCGCCAACTCTTCGCGGTCAATCAAGTACTCGTTCCCTCGACCGTATCGATACTTGCGCAGGCCGTGCCGTTTCACAATCCGTGAGATGGTGTGGTCAGTTCTGAAGAACGCGGTAGCTGCTTCGTGAGTTGTTAGGAGCTGAAGATCCGGGAACTTCTTACGAACCGTTTCAACATCCGACGCAGTCCCGTTACGGAGGAGTTCCTCTTCACTCAGCAGAAAGCGACGCACGCCGATGTCCCGTTTGTAGATTTCCTTCGACCGTTCAGCCAGGGGGTACGGGTGCTTGGTGAGTCGTCCCGTTCGAACCCAGTAGCGGATAGTCGGGTACGAAACCCTGGCGAGCGCAGCTGCTTGCTTTGGGCTTAATAGGTTCATGCTCGCCCGCTTGAGTTACTCACCGGTAAGCGCCTTGTTGTGCTCGGCTACTAGTTTGGTTAACTGCTCGCACGCCTCGTCATAGAAAGCCTCGTGTTCTGAAACGTCTTCCCACTCCTCGGTGGTTTCATTCCAGATTGGCGACTCATCGTAATTGATGCTGATGTCGTGGTCGAGATACATGGTGCCGTCATCATTTACTGCTACGGCAAAGTAGGCCTGCTTAGTCGCCATCACTCCACCCCGTATGACTCGCAGATTTCCGCAACAGCGTCATCTAGCGCATTGATAAGGAGGCTGAGTTCGTGTTCATTCAAATCCGCAGTCATTTCAGTGGTGACTGCAGATGTCCAAATAATGTTTTCCATAGTTCTAGCATAGCACGCCGCGAGAGTTTGTCAAGCCGGCCGCGACATCAAATGAACTTTTTCGTTGGAAGTTTGCATCCTCGGTTATCAACTCCGTTGTGGAAGTTTCTTTTTGCTGACGGCAACTTTGATCGAAGCTTTGATATTCGTTAGAAGTTGATATGGAGTCATCCGATCTTCTCCGGGGAGGGCACCGTATTTGTGCAGGAGTTTAAGGAGCAGGCCTGCAATGAACAAATCGTCTTGCCAGGCAAACCAAGGTAACAACACATCCCACGGGTCAATCGGCATAGCTAAGTACAGGAGGCAGATCCAAACCAGGATCTTGATTCGAAGTGGGCTTCGTTTGAACTGCTCGACGTAAGGGCGCAGGCCGTCTTTGACTCTAGTCCTCATTGCCTCGCCCGTTGCGAGTTCCATCGCGGCGGAGGCCCTGTTCGTTGTAAGTTGATACGAAGGACGGAAGCACGTAACGCTGCGGTCCAGCAAGTGGTGGCTTCACTCCGTGAGGATAATCCTCAGTAGCTGCGAAGAACATCATCGCACCAGCTGGTACCCGTAGCTCAAGGTTCCTTGTTGGGAAGATGAGCTCGCCACCGTTGTAATCATCATTGATGTAGATGATCCCCGCATATGCTACGTAAGGATCCGTGTAGTTATCGACATGAACCCGTAGCTCAGCTCCCTCGTACTGGCGCTGGATAGTACCCAGGCCGTTGTAGTACAGGTGGGGGTAGGGGCGGAGAATGTCTTCAACCTGCTTATTGGTTTTATCTGTGATATCACGAACCGTCTGAAGATGGAGGTTCTTATCCGCCCAGTCCCACGTGATCTCGAGCTTGCCGTCTTTGTTCAGCTGCTCAATGTCGCGCGTGCCGTGCTCCCGTTCAGCGTGGTCGCGGAGGTGGTCCATGTAGTGACCAAGCCATTGCTCATCCGTGTAAGTAACAACCTCGTCCAAGATCGACTTACGGTCTTCAGCTGTGATGAAGTCTCTTACTAGGAAGATGTGCTCGTCTAGATCTTCAGCTACCCAGCCCTCTCGTTCGAAGTCCGCTTTGGTAACTGAGAGCATTTCCTCTTTAGTCAACATGATTCTCCTGGTTTGTTTGAATGAACGACGGTAGCACATATCTGGTGGGTCCTACCCCTACAGAATGCACGCCGTGTTTATATTCGGAAGTTGTTGGGAAGATCACCAAAGATCCGGCCGGCGGCTTAACTTTCAACGAACGTGTTGGGAAGTACAGCTGGCCTTCAGTGTAGTCATCGTTCAAGTAAAAGATTACCGCATATACAACCGCGGGTTCAGAATCACCGTCCGTGTGAAGTTTGAGCTCGATGCCAGGGAACTGCCGCTGTGCATTGCCTAGCCCGCGGAACTGCAGCTGCGGGTAACTTTCAATGAGCGCTGAGATCTGGTCATTGATCCTACATGTGAGCTCTGTGTTCTGAACAGTGATGTTCTTATCGGCCCACGCCGTGTCCAGGGTGAAGACGCCTTCCTCGAGGAGCTCTTCCATCGAACGACCGAACTGTCTTAGGGAGTACTCCCGCATGCTTTCAATGTAACTGCGGCTCCAGTCTTCCTCCGAATAGCTCTGCAGTTCTTTTAAGATCTCACCGCATTCGTTTGAAGTTAGTACATCCCGTACCAGGAAGATCTGTTCATCGAGTACCTCGGGCACCCAACCCACCCGTGCGAAATCTGAAAGCTGCAACATGTTTTGAATCATAGCATGTCCGTTACTCGATTGCAAATAGCTTTGTAATTGCGGCGAGTCTCTTTAAAGAATTCAGATCTGGATCACCGGTAGCTTCAGCTCCGACTCGACCAATGCTTCGTTGGAAGTTAGCGAAGGCAGCTGCTGTAGCTCCATCCCACTTCCCACGTTCGCAGTTAGTTAGATCCGTTACTTGTGACAGCGCTAGCTGAACAAGTTCGATTGAGCGGTTGCGGGTGTTACCGCGGATCATCTTTAAATGAACGGCTTCTTGATTGCTCGCCGCTTCTTCGATCTGACTGAGCTCGATCCTTCCTGGTAGCTTACCGGTTAACTTCCGATAAAGCTTCGTGAGAAGATGCTCGCCGTTACCAGGTCTGCAGAAGATCACCGCATCTGTGATGTAACGGATCTTCTGATGCACGCCGTCTTTTTGTTGGTGGGAAGTTGTGCCCGTCGTGTTACCCTCGATGGTCAGGAAGCGTCCGTTCGTTTTAAGTTCGCGGACGTCAATGACGATCCCACAGTGTGGGGCGCTAAACGCGCTCGCCGAGTATGTGGAAGTTGATGAGAAGTTAAAGATGGCAATGTCCCCTGGTCGAGGGGTCCGTGAGATGTTACCGCGTCGGATAGCTTCTGACAAACCAGCAGGGCTATATGTGAAGCTTGGTAAATCCACGCCGCTATCGCGGGCAACCACATCAATGAATGCCCCGCTCCAAACTGTGGCGTCATATCCTACGCGCTCGCCGAATGCATTACGGCCGAGCAGATCCGATGTGTATCCGATGTGCTTCCGTGCGTTGTTGATAAACGCGGTGATGGTTGGTGAAGTCTTCATGGGCTAATCCTATCACGGGTAGCAGATAAAGTCAATCTGACTATAAGTGCGGGTAACTAGTGCAGGCCGTTTGCTAGCTGTCCGTTGGAAGTTCGTAGATGCCCGTCAGCTCCCTGACCTGCTCAAGCAGGTGGGCAGCTTCCTGAGCTAGGGAGGAGATCCGTATGTGCTCGATCCGTGTACCTGCGTTTTCAATGTCCGCTTTAAGGTTCGCGTACAAGTTGCTCGCCGCTGTTACTAAGTCCAGCTTTTGCTCTTCAGTCATTGTCTGTGGGTTCTTCCTTGGTTACAACTTGCTCGCCGTCACTATCAGGAACAACTTCAGCGTCAATGATTTCTTTATCGGGTTCTACGTGCAAACCAGCTTCGGCTAGTCTAGCAGCTGTTGAGATGGCACCTTGGGCCAAACGTTCTAACCGCTCTGCAATAACACTAGCTGCAGGCCGTACATCAACATTAACTGTTGAGTCGATCTCGATTCCTCCGCGGACGCCCGCTCGATCTAGGATCTCCGTTGCAGCTTTAAGCTTCACCGGTTCTGACTCCGCGTTCTCCATTAGATCTTCCAGCATGTCAACCGCGTAAGGAGCTGCCTGGGTTAACTTCGCACGAGCTCGTTCGATGTCATCGGAGGTTTTCTTCTGGACAGATCGGAGGTGGATACGGCACAGGCCGTCATCCTTTGGACGCCCCGATCCCCACAACATACAACGAATACCGTCGTCCTTGATGTGACGGCAACGGTGAGGTTGAGCTAGAGGTTGACGCTTTGGGTTAAGCTGGCCCGTTTCCTGTTCCTTGAGGTAGAGGCGGGTACTGTGTATTACCCAAGGTGGTACCAGGTAGTCCGTTGCTTCTTCGGCTAATAGATCCAGGCCTGTAATGAAATCTGAGTTGTTGTCCGTTGGAACCATGAGGAGGGGGCGCTTCTCCGCAAGGGATTGTAAGCGACGTTCCAACCGTGACTCTGCGCTTCGTGCGTAGATAAGACCGGTGGCTTGTCCCGTTGTTGAGTAGACGGGATCCCAGGACATACGAGCTTTGCGAAGTATACCACGGTTAATGTAATTATCCTCGCAGATGCCCCTATCTACTTCCTCGATACCAAGGGTAGCTAAGTCGGGGCGGAGGTCGATAGGTTCATCAACTTGATGCTGGCCGTTATCCTCTTCTTCGTTAGAAGTTGAGAAGAGCTCTGTTCCTGCTGTCATTATCTCTCCGTTAGAAGTTCGTTCGAAGTTCATTGATGTTCGTTCTAAGTTAGTTACTAAGTGCTCGCCGTACCTGTGGATAACTTAGGTGACGATGGCCTAAAGTACCGGGGAGAGGGCTTGACTCCAGACCACCGTCCTATTAATTTTACCCGACGTTCCTATGGTTGATTAATCCTCGGACGAATTTTTTGGGTGAGGTGAGGGTGAGAGAAGGGGTTTGCCCTTTGCATTAACAACGAACGGGTTTAAGCCGTCCCTGCTATTCGGAAATAGTCTTGTATGTCTTGCCGTTGTGTTCGCCACTTAACAGTTTAAATCTGCCATTCTCACGGAAGAATCGACCAGAATGGTCCTTGCCCCATTGGGATCTGCTGTTCTGTTTTACCATCTGGGCTTGCTTAACTTCACTCAAGTAGACGTACCCTGGGTGGGCAAGTCTTAGAGTGCCGTCCTCAATCCAGTTATACAAAGTCTTGTATGTAAGCCCCATTGTGTCGGCAGCTACGATGATCTTGACCATCTTCTCGCTCATTGAGAATCTCCCTTAAATCGCTGTCCACCATCCGCGGTGGTTTCGTTTTATGGTACCAGCTTGAAGTCTAGTTTTTGTCAATTCCCACGAATGAGTCAACCGTTCTTTTACTAGCGCAGGTTGGGCTAGAATCTCTTCTCGGTCTACTAAGTAGTTTCTTTTGTTACCTAGAACAAAATGTTGTTTAATATACCCCATCTTGATGTAATAAGAAATCTGCCTGGGTGTTACATGGATGAGCTTGGCTGCTTCATTTGTAGTGATCAGATTGGCCGATGTATCTTTCATTAAAAGTTCTCGCTTAGATTTGCCAGCTAGGCTTTTGACTTGATATAGGTCTACCAAATATTGGCGAGACTTACCTGCTACTGGATACTTAGTCAGCCGTCCGTCTCTAGCCCAATAGGTGAGGATTCCCTCGGACATAAAGATTGCTTTAGCTGCTTCTTTGCGAGTCACTAGTTTCATTTCGCCAGTATAAAGAAAAAAGATCCCAGACGCAAATCCGAGATCTTTTATTCTCCTAAGCACAAGCCTTATGAAGAGCTTAGGATTTGCCACCCTAGGTTAAGTGGCAATCGCCACCTACTTATTTTTCGGTGTCGACTTTTTTGCTGGAGCCTTAGCTGGAGCTTTCTTAACAGGAGCCTTCTTTGCTGGGGCCTTCTTGTTTTCCGCATCCTTTGAAGGCTTGCTCTTTGAAGCTGCCTTCTGCTTCTTGACTACTGCCTTAGCGTACTCGCTAGGGATAGTCGTTGGCTTGTCGTCGGTAGTGGCTTTGATCAGTTCAATCTTGACTGGCTCAGCCTTCTTCTTAAAAATCTTACTAAAGATTCCCATCTTTGTCCTTCCATTTCCAGACGTCCTCGAGTTGATCTACATCAACAATCGGATCAATCTTATTAATAATTTCCCAAACGTACTCCGTTAGGGTATCTGCTACTCGTACATCAAGAACATCATAATCTACGAGAATCTGTAAGTGGGCTTCAATCTGACGCCCTGCTTCTTCTTTCATCATACCTGGTAAATCGCTTCCTTGTGGTGTAGCACTTTCACATTTGGATCGACCATAATCCTGAACCCTGCAGCTCTTGCATGGTTGCACCAAGAGTAGTCTTCTCCAACATTGGTATCAAAATCATAGCCGTCCCAACGGATCTTGTCAATACCAAACCAGGGTCTAGGGATTTTTTCAAACACACCAGACTTCATAGCAACAAAACCGAACCCGACTCCCAGTACTTCGAAGTGGTCAAACCAAAGCATGAACTCCGTCTTGTTCACCTTACGAGGCTTTCCGTTATCATCTGCCATTGCTAAAGCAACAGTGCCATTTGGGTTGGTCTGATACACCCCACTAGTCACATCGAACGGAGATTCGAGGATTGCTTTAAAATCCTCAAGGTTCCATTGGATATCCGAGTCAATCCAGAAGATGGTCCCGTAAGTGAACTCCCCACTACCGACCTCATTAGTGTCCCAGTTATGGACGAAGGTATTAGTAGCCGTTAGCTCTCTACCGCTAGGGATGAATGAACTTTGCTTTCCCAAGAACTTGTAGGTCTTACCCTGCTCAGAAAGCCAAGCAAGCGTCTCAAACAAACTTTCAACATACTCAGCATGCATGAGCTTTCCAGGTGTAGCAATCAGCACGTCATAGTGTGGCTTCGTCATTTACTTCTTCCGTCTCAGTTGTAGAGCATTCCTCGCATGGGCAATACCAGATAGTGTCATAGTGCTTAATCTGTTTTACGCAACCGTCATGGAATCCATCCATGCACCATCCGCAAGGTGTAGCCTCGGACTTAGCCACTAACGGACTCTACGACATTCTGCACATAGCCACTTGTTAATACCCTTATCCTCGTAAAGGATCACTCCCCGTTCACTCACTGGGCATGGGCTTAGATCAACCGTTGACCCACATGGCTCACACTTGGGTGTCCCAATCCACTGGAGCATCTGCCCAGCTTTCTCGGCGTCTCGAATACCTTGAGCCAAAGCATGTTGTGGTCCAGGGCCAGTTGTCTTACGTAAGAAGATCCGGGTATCCTGAGCTACCAGAACTAGATCCTTTTTCACACACTTACAGTTCTGCTTGTTGGCAGTACAGTATTGCTCTCCTGACGCAGATGAGTCATGAAACCCATCAGCATGTCCGCACATACAGATCGACTTGCTCTTAGCCTTAGACTTCTTGGCTTCTTCTAAAACATCTTCAACTTCATCTACCGAGAAGTCAAAAGCTGCAAACAGACTTTCATTCTTAATTTCTTCCATAGTCACATCTTCCCGGCTTGACATTTGATTTGTCAAGTCCTTTTCCATAAAATTGATTCTAGCATAAAAAACATACCTATATTGCCTATAAAGCTATTTAACCTATTTAACTTAGATTTACTAAAGGAATAGAGCGTACACATACACGCGTAATAGTAAATCAATCAAATAGGTTAAATAGATATAGTAGTACCATGTATTATCAGATTTTTAATCTTTTCAAAAACTTTTTTTCTTGATAATAACCACCAAAGTATTATCCAATTTTTACCCACAAAGATCATCTTTTACCGATAATACTTTTTCTTGACATTCCCTAAAATCTCTGCTACCATTCACCTTCACTATGGTATACTTGACCTAGCTATATAACCTATCTAACTTAATTTACTACGAGAAAAATCTACAGGATTTCACACCATTCTCTTAGCAAAATAAATCCAATAGCTCTATAGGTTATCCATTTTCTTCTGGTGATCTAGGTAGGGGCATCCAAAAGCATGCTCTCCATTAAAGTATTTTCTGCCAACAGAATTATTCTTATCTAGGTCATCAGAGTTTCTCTGTCTAACCAGCTCGGCTTGATCCTCAAATTCATTTAGTAAGACCTGCTCAGAGAAGTAGTCCGACGCAGGGGCAAGTTCAAAGCTGTCCACATAGTATCTAGGGATAGGGATAAAAGCAGCTAGGGCATCACCTTTTTTGAAGCTGACCGTTCTGTTAGGGTCCGTAAGCTTAAGGTTGAAAGTAAAGTCTCTCCGCAGCTGGTCCGTTTCCACGACTCCGGTCATAGCCACCACGCCAGGGATAAACAGGTTAGGCGGTTGTATGGTCATCAAGTTAACCCCAAGAGGAGTCTTAAAGTAAAACGCATGCGAGACCGTTAGGATCCCGTGGCCAAAGTGGCTCTCTATTGTCTGAACCTGCTTCTGATCCTTGTTCCCAAATACAAGTTCTATATCACCAGCATGACCAGTTTCACCATTCCAAGTAGCATCAAAGTCATATCTCGAGTGAATAGTAAACCCATACTGATTGCCAATATTCAAAGGCAGGCAGTAGTAGAAGTTCTTACTAAACCAGTCTCTTTTGATGTTACCTTTTAGTGATTGGACAATCTCCATGAAGTCAGGGATATGCTCTTTTTCTTTAAGCCTCAAATAAGGTACAAGTAGTATTTTGCCTTCAGGCACTTCTTCACCAGGGTCATTAATGTATTTTTTATTAGGATTCATATTTTGAAATCCAATCATCAAAGTAGCTAACATCTTGCGTCCAGAAGGACGAGAGGGTGTACCTTGTTCCGTCTTTAGCTGCCTTCACCCCGTGGCGGTGGCTTTGATCTCCAGGGTGTATGACCAGCCTACCAGCCTTAGGTTTGACCTCGACATCGTGGTTAGGGTAGTAAGTATGCCCACCCTCAAAGTTATCATTCAGATACACCACAATCCCGAACTCCCTATGATGGAACCACTCCGAACCCTCTCCGCTGGAGTCAGTCATGTCATCTACATGAGGGTTTAGGCCAATACCAGGGAACCACCTAATAATAGAAAGATGGTCAGGATAGACCTTCTCCACTTCGAACGAACGCTCTATCTCTATACCGATTCGATCCCTGATAGCTAGAAGCTTAGCCCCCATGTTTTTGCTAAGTTTTTGATAAACGTACTCATCGCTCAGTGTCCGATTATCCCAGAACCCCTGAGACCCAGACACCCTATCCCACTCAGAAACCGACGTGACAAAGGCCAATATGTCCTGACATTCTTTAGGGGTCAAGAAGTCATCTACAATTTTTGCCCTGAAATTGCCCTTGTAGGTAGCGGTCTCCTCGGTATTCATAAGATTAATTCTACAGGCTAGGGACCAAGAACCTGTAAAGTAACTTCCAACGAACCTTCAAACCAACATTCGTTCGAAGTTTGGTAACGAATTTATAACGCTTATGCTTGTTTATCCTGCACACCCTGCACAGATAAATAAACCCCCACCCACAGCCGTACAATAGTTCCATGGAACGCTACGGCATATCGACCCCTGATACCAGGGATCCGCTTCAACGCGCACTAGAGCGTATTGAACTATGTACTTATGCCATCCAAGAAGCTCACTATGAAATAGAGCAACCTCACGATCCAGAGCGCAAAGCAGACTTGCTTATTGCTGTAGAGAACATGGCGTTCGAAGCAATGGATCTACTGCACACAACGAAATTACTTGTGTGGGGTCCAGAGGACGAAGAGGGAAAAGAAGAAGACTAGCGGTGGAATCTAGGGGGGAATACCGCTTTTATAATCTGCCTCTGCCCCGCAGGAGTCTGACGCATGTCTCTAATAGACGGCATCAAAGCAAACCAGATATAAATTCCTACCCCAATAAAAAATAAAAGCACAAGTATGCCTATTACTAATAGCCAAACACTTGTAGTTTCCATAGATACATTATAGTCCCCGCCGTATATTCCTGATAAAATAGATGCAGGGAGAGACTTCTCTAGCGCCAGCGAGTCTCATGTACAACACAGACAAGAAAAAAGGACTGCCCTTTAGGACAGCCCTTTATTTCGTCACGCCAGCCATTAGAGCCGACGAACACCTTTACGCTTCTGTCTACGGTACTGAACCGCAGCTACTACTACCAATAGCAGAAAGCTTGCAACCACGGTTGTCACAGCTCCAGCCCAAAACGAAGCCCAATCTAATACGAATGAAATTGTCATTTGTTACCTCCTTAAACATCAAATTAGCATACCCAGAAGTGGATGTCAAGCATGCTTAAATCAAAATCTTCAAAACTCTTTACCGCCATTCTACTAGCGTTTATGCCAGTATTTAGCGCCACTACAGCCCATGCTACCCCTCCGACCCCTGCCCAGCAACTGGCGACCTTACAGGCTAACCTGCAGGCGTATACAGCCCAATACAACCAATACCAGCTCCACTACCAGACTTACGCACCAGCACTAGTCTCAGAGCTTGATACAGCCTCTAGCGCCCTCACAGCCTTTACAGCGGACGTTTCTGTCCTTGCTAATACAGTTGCCACCTTGAACCAGGACACCACTGACCTAGCAACAGCACAGGCAAACCTAGCAAACCAGCCAACCGTTATCTCAAATACTGCCTTATCCGTTGACGTTGCAAGAGCTGCATATGATTCAGCCGTTGCCGCCTACACTCCGCTTCACGCTCTATACACTCCAGCCTTATCAGAACGCAACACTGCTTACGCTGACTACCAGGCGACAGCACAAGGTGGCACAGTTACCGAAACTTTTACTAACCGAGTTAAGAACACCTCAGCTCAGTTCTTGGTCAATGGAACTACTCCACTTTCAACGAGCGACAATGCAGGCTACTCAATCACTAACAACGAGTACTCAGGTACTTACATGTCTGGTGGATCAATCAAGGCATACCAACCGTACGGCTCACTAGTAATCATTCCGCCAAACCAAACAGCAACAACTTTCTTCCAGTTCGCAACAGGCGCACTTAACGGAGACTTCAACGCAGTCGTTACTTACACTGACGGATCGACTGGAACACTTACAGTTCCTAACGGGGTATTTTGGCCAGCAGTTGACGAGCACACTAGAACTCAAGCAGTTACAGCGCCATCAGGAAAGTACATCCAGTCCATCACACTCCCTGCGCACAACGACTGGTACTACATGGACAACTTCGTATTTACTTCACAAGTATTCAACGCGACTCTTTACCAAACTTACCTAGACAAGAAAGCAGCTCTAGATTCAATTCTTGTTAATTACACACCAGCCGCTGCAACTTACAACCAAGCAGTTGCAAACCTATCCGCTGCCGAAGCAACTTACAACACAGCCCGTGATGCCAGCACGACGGCAGCACTTACTGCTCTCGTGACTTCCGAACAAGCTTCATACGATGCTTCATTGACTGCAGTTCAAGATTCCATCACCGATGCATTAGCTTCGAAAGAAGTTATTGCCGATGCTCTAGCAGCAGTTGTTCTCCCACCAGACTCGTTGGAAGTTACATCAACAAGTGACGAGTATGTTGCTGGCACACTACGCTGGGCGATCACCCAGGCTAACGCAGTGTCTGGTTCTATTTACGACCGCATCGAGTTTAAGACTGAAGGAACAATCACTCTTACTTCAGATCTTCCACGCATTGCAGGCAACCTAACAATCGAAGGTCTAACCAAGGAGACAACAAAGATCTCTGGTGCCGACCAGTTCCGCATCTTCCACATCAATTCAGGCATCACCTTGACCGCCAGCGACCTAACCCTGCAGGACGGTAAGCAGACTTCAGGCGGTATGGTCTTCCAGGACCGCGGTAACTTTAACTCGACTGACATGCGCTTCACTGGACAGAACGGTGGATCTGCAGTATTCATTGCTAATGCCGGGATAGCAACTTACAACCAAGCAGAGTTCACAAACAACGGCGTTGGTATTGCTGCCGACTGGGGATCAACTCCTTCGCTTCCACAGGGCGTCACCACTTGGGTAGGACAGCCAGATTCTGTATTCCAGAACCGCACATACATTTACAACTCAACCTTCTCTAACAACAGCTCAGCCATCAACAGCTATCGCTTTACTTGGATCGAGAACTCAACCTTCACCAACAACGGCTACGCTGCAAACATCACTGGACTAAACCGCACAGTGATTAAGAACTCAATCTTCCAAGGCAATGGCGTTGCTTACTACAACAACGTATGGATGCCACCATCATTCAACATGGGAACAGACAACCGTCTAATCCAGAACAACATCTTCCGCAACAACGGAACAGCTATCTACAATGATGACGGCTACAACAACGGACAGAAGTTCCCTGGCTGGTCTACCTTTACTGGTAACACCTTTGTTAGCAACTCAACAATTGTTCGCTACTACAAGTGGAATGGAACTACTAACCAAGAGTTCAGCATCAATGCAGACGTAGCTTCTGCCACTACACCGATTACTGATTTTGTGTTCACCGGAAACTCAGTGCCAGTTCTTCAGCCCCCAACTAACGTAACTGCTACCCCAAACCAAGACGGCTCAGTAACTCTCTCATGGGAACCAGCAGTAGCACTTGGCACAACAGTAGAACGCTACGCAGTTAGCTGGACAACAGAGGGGGCAAATGGCTGGGGAGTAGCTGCAACTTCTACTTCAATCACAATTACCCCAGAGCAGTTTGAATCAACTGGTGGCTTTGATAAGACTTATCAGTTTACAGTTCGCGCAGACAACGACACAGTTGGTGTCTACTCTTCAAACTCTGTAGTAGTCACTGCTGCCGTTGCGGATCCGACTCCAGCGCCAACCCCTGCGCCGACCTTTGCACCAGAGCCACAGCCCTCCACACCAGTAACCCCAGAACCAGAACCGTCAGAGGAGCCATCGCCAGAACCAACGACAGAACCACAGCCAGAGGAAACATCAGAGCCAGAAACGCCAACCACAGAACCTGTAGAACCCTCTCCAGAACCTTCTCCATCTGAATCAACTCCTCCTGTTAAACCTGAAGAAGAAGAGCCTATCACTTCTGTAGAGGATTTGCCAGAGGAGATTACCCCTGAAGTTCTAATGGAAGTTAATCTCGAAGAGATTGTTGCAACTGACCTAACAGAAGCACAGGCAGAAGCCCTAGTTGAAGCAGCCCTCGAAACCTTTGAGACAGCAGAGGCTGGAAGCCCAGAGTACGAGCAAGCTCTTGATGCTCTTATGGTTGCAGCCCAGCAAGACGACATTGTGATCGACCCTGCACTTGCAGCTATCCCAGCCCTTGGTGCAGTAGCAGAAGGTCTTGTTGACGCGTTGAACTTCATCTCCAACGTTGGTGCTGACATGTCACCACAGGTTCGTGAAGACTCCGAGAAGGTAGTTGTCTCAGCCGTTGTTGCCGGACAGGTTGCACAGATGGCAATGAGCGCATCAGTTGTTATCAACGCAGGAACTCCAACTCCATCTGCACCGAGCGCACCTTCAGGTGGATCTGCTCCAGCAGGTGGATCATCATCACCATCAGCACCACGAAAGAAGGACTAAACAATGTACGAATACAGAGTCAAATCAGTATTAGCCGTTGTTGACGGGGACACAATCGATGTAGACATTGACCTCGGCTTCGACATCTCACTAACAAAGCGCGTACGTCTCGCGGGCATTGATACCCCAGAGTCACGCACAAAAGATAAAGAAGAGAAAGTTCTTGGCCTAGAGGTTAAAGAAGTTCTTAAGAAGAAGTTGAAGGAAGCTACGACTATCGTCATCAAAACAGAGCTTCCAGACTCAACAGAGAAGTACGGTCGCATCCTTGGTTGGATCTACCTCGATGGCGCAGAGCTTTCAGTTAACGAAGCTCTCATCGCAAGTGGATACGCATGGGGATACATGGGAGAGACCAAGGTCAAAGACTTTGAAGCACTAAGAAAAATCCGCGCAAAGAACACTAAGTAGAAAGAACACATCATGAAGAAGTTCCTAAAAGAATTACTAGCTGACATCATCGGCCAGGCTTGGACCTTGCTAGGTATGACCGTTGCATGGCTCGTACTTGAAGGCTCAGCCAAAGAGCTGACTGGAAACCTAATCTTTATCACCCTTGCAGTTTGGGTACTTACATTCCCGCTACGTCGCCCTAAAGACGACTAAGTAACTGATGCCCTTACACGGTTGGTACAATAAATATGTACAACTTAATGCTCGTGTAAGGAGTAAAAATGGCAAAAACCCAATACCCGATTGACGGGAAAAAGGGCAAGGCTTGGAAGATTACAAGTCCTTTTGGATGGAGAATTCATCCAATCGAAAAAACAAAGAAGCATCATAACGGCGATGACATTTGGGGATCCAACCCAAAGCTTTACTGCGAGGCTTGGCATGACGGCACAGTCGTCTACGCTGGCACCTCAAAGCTAAAGAACGCCGACGGCTCCCTAGGCGGTGTCGGATACTACGTAGACCTAAGATGCAAGATTAATGGCGTCTGGTACACAACTCGCTATGGTCACATGGAAGAGGGGTCTCTAAAGGTGAAAACTGGTCAGAAGATCGAAGCTGGAACCATTCTCGGAATCATGGGAAACACTGGCGCTTCTGCTGGTCGACACCTTCACTTCGAGATTGTAGAAGGCAAGGTCCACCGCTGGGATCTAAACGGCAAGGGATTTGTTAGCCCAATTGCCTTTGTTGAAGCAGTCATGAGCTGGGAGAAGCTAAAAGACTCTGCCAAAGAGATCACCCCAGACGAGGGCGTAGTCAACGACACTCCTCCAAGCTTCGATGCAAGCGAACTAAAAGCAAAGAAAAAGCCAACCGGAAAGCTAGTAAACCCAGTTCCAGGCTTTGGCTCAGCAGGCAAAAAGAAAAAGGGCTAAGCACAAGACAAAGTAAGATTACTCCCCCAGTGGTATAATTTAAAGATGTCTAGTATATTAGCAAAGTTGAAGCGTCTAGGGCTCTATCTCAAGTTCTATTGGGAACCAAACGAGAAAGCCCTAGGCGCTGAAGCATTTGCTGCTAGCAAGGTCTATACGGCCTCTATGAGGGAAAAGGGTCGACTTAAGGTGAAACCGTACCCAACAAGTTATTCGCAGCTCATGGCCGACTCTCTGGCTTTTCAGAGTGCATACAAAGATAGTTACAGACATACCTACGCAAAACGCAAACTCGAATCATTGGGGTAGCCTAGCGGTAAAATTGTAGTATCCACCCATTTCTCTAACGGAAGATACACAATGGCGAAAGCACAATTTCCAATCGACGGAAAGCTTGGCAAAGACTTTAAGGCAACTAGCCTCATGGGTATGCGCATTCACCCGGTCACCAAGCAAAAGAAACACCACAACGGAACCGATATCTGGTCTCCGCACGAACCATGCATTATCGAAGCCCCTTACGATGGCAAAGTCTTAGAAGCTAAAAAGTCAACCGCTGCAGGCGGTGGCTTCGGCAACTACGTAATCTTGCTTCATAAGATCGACGGCAAGTTCTACACCACCCTGTACGCTCACATGAAGGATGACTCACTTAAGGTCAAGAAGGGCCAGAAGATTGAAGCTGGTCAGATGCTCGGCAAAATGGGCACTACTGGTATGTCTACTGGTAAGCACCTCCACTGGGAGCTACGTCTAGGTAAGGCACACACCTGGGACGCAAACGGCAAGAACTACATCGAACCAATCGGTTTCTTCAAGGCTCTTATTGCCAAGGAGAAAGCCATTGCTTCAGCTGCCGTTGTTGCAACTGACGCTGATCCAGTAGCAGAAGCACCAGAGCACAACGAAGCACAGGCTGCAAAGGTTGATGCAGAGTTGGTAGCTAAGAAGGCAGAAGCTAAGGCAGAAGCCCCTAAGGCTCCAGTAGTTGCAACTATCAAGAACCCTGGGTACCCTGGCGCTTACGTCAAGAAGGGCGATAAGAGCCAAGCAGTACGCTTCGTACAACAGCAAGTAAAGGTTGAGATCACTGGCGAATTCGATGAGGCAACTCACGAAGCAGTAGAGGCTCTTCAGAAGAAACACGGTCTGCTAGTAGACGGAATCATTGGCCCTAAGACTTGGGCATTCCTAGATTAATCTCTAACTACGAAACAAGAAAACCCCCCGGAAAACACGTAAACCGGGGGGAATTCTTTTATCTCATCTATCACTGAAAGGAGTTCCGAATGTCAATTACGAAACAATTAAAGTCTATAGATATTTTTAGCTTTGTCAAGTCTTATTTGAAAGGATCTTCTTCTTCATCATCTAAGAATTCATCTCTATCATCTGGACCAAAGTCCTTGATGATTGCGTTGTTAATCGCGTCCACGATGTTCTGGAAAGATTCGTTGGTGCGGATAAGCGCGCGATCCCTAGCGTGCATCTCAATCATCTCGGCCTTGTAGATTAGCTTGGCTAATACTCGCTGGTCTTTGTCAGACAGGTTCTTAAAGATCGGGTTGTTCAACAGCATAATGAAGATGTTAGACATATGGCGTTGCTTTTGGATCTTCAATAGTTGACGCTCATTCATAGGTAAAACCTTTCTGACACATATCCTATATCAAGACTACACATATACGACGCTCTTCTCTGAACCATAGCAGACTACTTTACCTAGTCAACTACCTTTTTTATCTTCACTGCTTCCGATTCTCAGAACCATAACAGCGTTTACTACTTTTTACAAATACAATTAATCTTCAACTTCACGGCTTTGATACAAATCAAGATCTACAAGTTCCATAATCCCTGACCCAGGCTCTTCAATTACTACCATATGCGGGATATCAGAATTCTCTACATAAGTAACGGTACCGCTTACGCGAGGAGGGAGGCTAACAAAATAGGGTGCGTAGATAGTCAGGGTCCTACCAATCAAGTCTTGATTGATATCTTCCCGTGCTAGCTCACCCATGTTAGGCGATGCGACGGTCTATTTTTACTAAAAGAGCCTCCAGCTGCTTTGCAGTGTTGGCGTCTGTAGTGTCTTCCAAGATGTCAGCAATTTCAGATAGGTTCTCTTTGAGGCCAGCCTTAAAGCCGTCCTCCCATTTCTGAACTTCTTTACTGCTCTCGAAGTATGGAGGTAGTGATGTCATGCATCTATTTTACTTATACCCTAGAAGGTCTATTCGTAAGGGAAGATGTAGAGCACCCCGTCTTTATCAAGGAAGTAGTAGTCATCCCAGCTGCTGTAGTTAATAAGCCCTAGGGAGTGTAGATAGGCATAAGTCTCCCTACGCCCCGCATATACAACCTCGTCTTTGATTTCTCTAAATTTACGAGGGGGTGGCTTAGCAGGTCCTTCCCTCACTAAATCAAGTCCTCTTGCATCATCAAGCGGAGAAACTCGATGTCAACCAGAAGCTGCTCTGCCCTAGCTAGATTCGCATCAATACGCTTGCTAAGTGCCTCTACCCTTGCGGAGATGCCTTCCCACTCAGAATCGATCCACTCACTACTTTCGTTGTCAGCCATTAGATAAGCCCTCCTTCTTCAGCGCAGTAGACACATACCTGCCAGACAGTTTCATAATCACCAACATACACGATTTCACCAGACTGATCCTCGACCTCGCGATGTTGGTTACACACTCCACAAATAAACTTCTCAGTAAAGGTAAAGTCGACTCCACCACTGATAGGGACGTCCACTTCATAACGCGTGCCGTTATCACGGGCGATTCGTTCTGTTAGCTTACCGACGTCATGACCTTCGCTGTATCCAGCATGGTAGGCATCAACCTCGTGGAGACTAGCTTTACTTAGTTTGTAAATCTTTTCTTCAGCATCAATCCCGAAGATCTCCTCTACAGCAGTATCAATAGAAGTGATCCAGGCATAGTCTGTCAATAGGCCCCCACCCTCGACGGTCCAGTACTCATAGCGATATAGTTTTCTATCCATGCTCAAACAATAGCAGAAACCGGACAGCCCCGAAAGACTGCCCGGTTTATTTAGCTCAACTACTATAAAGCTACCTTCACGATATTAGGTAGAAGGTATCCATCGTCACGGTGGTTCATAGGCTTACGATACGCTATACAAGCTTCTTCATAGGTATCAAAAAGCCGAATGTAAACCATCATATGGCCGAGGTTGTTGCGTCTACCATTTTGTTCTGACCCATAATAGTCACCAGAATACTTCTCCCTGATCACTGCCCAGTTCCCCGCGCCATCAATGTACGGACGATCCAAGTGAGCGTTCTCCCCGTTGTGGCGATAACGCTTACCCACAGCGCAGTTGAAGAAGGTTTCTGCCGACCTATGCTTCGAGCTACACTTACACTTGCTCCAAGTAACCACTGAGATCTTGTTTGCAATCTCTTTGGATTTCTGCTCATACTTCTGGCGAGACTCTTCACCAAGAGCCGCAAGCTCCGCCCATGAAATCTGATTAGACATTGCTCTTATCTACTTTCTCTACACAAATACCGCAGATACTGCCCACGATCTGAACATTCCCTATCGGGAGGATAAAGTCATAGAACTTGTGAACGTTATCTCGGAGACAGCGGTCACACACATGAGCATCCTTTTCTTCATCAAGCATTACCCGGTCCGAGGCACACTGCATGCACCAGAACTTGTTTGGGTAGTTAAGCAGGCCCATCCAAGGCGCAGGACGCAGAGGATCCACGTGTGAACATGTTTCTGGTGGAGTGAAGTCATCACCAATCTTTAAAGATTCTAAGCTAGAGAACCAGGTCCACTTCTCAAGTAGATAGCCGTCAATGATTTTTCTCATGTCCACAGTCTTTTTGACTTCTCTACCCTTTTCGATAGCCATAGAGTCAATCAGAGCTTTTGACATAACTCTTGATTCATCTACAGCAGCTTCAAACTGATCCATAAAGTGGGTCACAAAAGTAGGGTTATTGAATTCAGTGTCCTCGCTCATTACTTTGCACCCCCGTCCACTACTGTAAATTCCTCGTAACTACCGTGGGTGTTTACATATTCCAAAGTAATAGTCAGAACCCCACCCGAAAGAACAGCACTAACAAATCTCACGTTGTCAGTGACAAGAAACTGTCTGGAGAAATCACGCTTGGCAATACCAGCGTGCTCGTAGATTTGAGTAACTTTGTTTCCCTCAATCACTGGCTTGAACTCGTCCAAGTTGCGAGCAGAGCCCTCAACATGCAAGGTGTTTTCGCCCAGCCAAATCTCTAGATCGTCAGCGGTAAATCCAGCCAACGCCATAACGATTTGGTATGTTGTTTTGCAGGGGCCGTCATTCTCATCATATTCATGCTTAGCAATGATGTCATGCGGAGGATAGTTGCTTGAGTTGTCAGAGTTTTCTTTGAACTCTTCTAGTGTATTAAGCATCCCTGAGTAGCCGATAGTCCACTTGGTTACACCAGGGAACAGCTTCTCAGCATTGAGCTTACGTTCTTCAAGGAACTCGTTAAAGGTGTCGCGCTTTTTCTGCTCGGCCTTTATATCAATTAGCTTTTGGAACTCCTCAGGGAGAAGGTCAGCCTTGCGAGCGATATTTTTCTCTACCTGATCCCAATCAATGTTTGGTTTATTTGTTGCCATATTAATTCACTCCTTAGACGTGAAGTTATGGCTGCGCCCCAGTAATAATCCTGCCCGAAGCACAGCACTTGTTTTTAGATACCCAATCGGCGTATCTGCAAACAGCCTAGCATTCGTCTAGCAGAATGTCAACTTTAAGTTAAAACTATCTTTCCCGTGGCGGCTGATCAGGCTCTACAACGTAGACCTGTTCCCCAATTGCATAGCGGTGTACATCTGTAGTAATGTAGTTAATTTTGTGCCCGTAGTCCTCAGTGGCAGGGAAGTAAAGCAAGCTTCCGGCAGGGGGCTTTACAGTGAAGTTCTGCTCAACAAAGTTAAGTTCTCCACCCTCATAGTTGTCGTTGATGATAACTGTCGCACTAAAAACGCAACGCTCGTCCTCGTATTTACGCGCGTAGTGAGGAGCAATATCGGTGACATCACCTGGCTCACGGCGTTGTATCTTGTTAAAGCTTCTGATTACATATTCGTTCTCATCAAAGATGTCATATAGACGGTCTTTTAGCTCAGCAGCAAATGGCAGATCATCTATGCCAAAAGCACTTCTCAGTCTCTTGTCCCACTCTTCATCAGTAATTGGCTCGCATAGGTTAATAATTGCGTCTCTTTCTTCCTGCGAAAGAAAGTTCTCTACTAGAAAGATTCCAGGGTGTACTTCGATAGGGGCGTCCATTATTTAGTCCTAAGGTATGGGAGATGTTCTACCTCAATTTTACCGCTTATTCAGGACCTTGTTCAGTAGCTGCGTCCACTATATTCTTTACGGTTGTCGGATGCCATTTACGGCCATTCTGCGTAGGGATTTCGTCTTTGTTAAGGGCGTCTGCTATTTCGCGGTAGGACAGTCCTTTTATCCTCAAGCTCAGGATTCGATCCTTAACTTCCAACGGAGTCTTATTCTTCGGCCCCATGTCCACACCCCACACAACTCCGCGGTCACGACGGTCCTTGTGCACATCCTTTTGACGAGCGGCAATAATGCCACGCTCCATCTCCGCGAGCGCCGACATCACCGTCACAACGAAGCGTCCCTGGTAAGTTGAAGTGTCTAGGTTAAGGTCCAGCATGATTAAGCGCCAACCACCTTTGTTAGCCCTATCCACAATGTCCAAGAAGTCTGTTGTACTTCTAGCCAATCGATCGATTCTAGTAACGATAAGGGCGTCTGCTTCTTTTTGCTCAAGTGCCTTCAACGCAGCTGTCAACGCAGGGCGTCCAGTAATCGATTTACCAGAGCGACCCTCCTCGCGCACCAACTCCCACGAATCAAACCCGTGGAACTCAGCAGCAGTAATTAACTGTCTCTCCTGCACGTCCAACGAAACACCTTCATTAACCTGCATCGATGTACTTACTCGGGCATAGAGAAGAGCTTTGCCAGGATTGGTAGGGGCGTCCATTACTTCCTCACGAAAGAGCCATTGACTCTACATCAGTTATCCATAGGGGAAGGGTGTACCTATGTTCAGTAATTTTTGAAACAGCATGCGTACCGCTCCCCTGAGAAAGAAACATCACAAGGTCACCAGCAGAGGGGCTATACGAGTAGTCTGTTTCGACAAAAGAGAGCTCTCCGCTATCTGACAAAGTGTTTAAGTAGATCACTGCACTATATTTGAAGTGCATATTCAACCCATTGTCGGTGTCTTCGTGGCGAGGGACAGTAGATCCGGGGTAATGCTTAGCTGCCCAAAAAGAGCAAACATATAGATCTCCAGTATCCTCAAAAGCTTTAGAAACCTCAGCAATCGCTCGAGAGAAGTAGCCGTAAATAAGCTCGCGTTTTTCATCCACAATGGCGAGGGTGTGGTGGGACGTGTGCTCATGGCACTTATCTTTCCCAAACTGCAAGGCAAGTCTTTTGCCATCTTGATAGACCGCAAACTTATCTAGCTCGGTCTTTTCAAGATGGTTAATGTAGTCAATCATCATTTCAATTTCTGGCTCTTGGATGAAGTTTTTGATGACTTTAATAGGTGCGTCCATTACTTTCTGCTATCTAGGTACGCAATCAAATCTTCGGAATCAAAGTGGTCCCGGATAATCCACGGCTCTTCAGGATCCCCCATAGTCGTACGATTCTCTTCAATCCATGCTCGAATCGCCGCGCGCTCATCTTCCTTACCTTCGTTGTAAGACTTAATCCTATGTTCTGTCATCTTAGGTTCCTCTTGGTAATGGCGTCTATTATTTGGTTTTTTACCTCCACCACATCTGGATTAGCAGAGAAGGGGCGGATCTTCATAATGGCGTCTATTATTTCTCGTCGCTCCTCCAGAACCAACTTCCGACGAGCGGTCTTGGACTCGCTCCACATCCCCAAAGTGATTACGGTAAAGCCCACGCAGGCAATGATCAGGATAGGGATAAAGGTAAGGGCGTCCATAATTACCAGTCTACTACTCATGGGGAGAGCAGATAGAATAGAGGGATGGAGATAATCGACCACGGAAACGACATCATCGAATACCGAGATGCCATAGAGAACCCTTACCAGGTAATAGCCAATATCAACGAGCTTGACACCAATAGGGGCGTCTACGATGTTCTACCCCAGTTCAACGACTGGGCAGAGGGATATGTCCAACCAGACGGCGTATGGCGAGCTGTCAACGTAAAAGGCAGGAACAAGATCATTCGCTGGTCTGAAACCCGCGACCGCGCAGATTTAAAGCAGATACGAGAGTTTGTTTCCGAAAAGGTCTTAGACCCGATCTGGATCCCTTTTAAGGCGTCAATCGAACACTACGCGAAAACTGTAGGAGTAGAAGTTCCCAAGTACATAACTAAGAACATCGATATCCGAGTCTACGCAACAGGAGAGAACCTAGGCCCCCACACTGACACAAACCACGACGGCCCATTTACTCACCACAGTCTTGTTATCTACCTAAATGACGACTACGAAGGTGGCGGACTTCACTTTATAGATCACGGGCTAACCATTAAACCAAAGGCCGGAAGCATCGTGGCTTTCCCAGCTACAGCCCTTCACGAGTCCATTGCTGTCACCTCGGGCAATAAGTGGCACAGCCCCTGCTTCTGGTACGGGGATGTATCCACCGTGAGCTCAGGAAAAGAGCAGCTTGACTCCAACAGGTTTATTGAATAGCCACTGCCAAGCAAAAGAAAACCCCTCCCGAAGGAGGGGCTTTCTTGTTTGGTGTTAGTTATTTGTTTCGATGATTCGGGTGTATGTGACCTCAACGTTGCCGTTGCCTTTTGCCCAGCGGCTAATAGACGTGATTTCTGTCTTGTCGCCTCTTTTACCGCCAGAGTGAAGCATCTCATCTGGTCCGGTATAGATTGCTGTGTGGAAGGCTCTGCTTGATCCCCTGTAGGTGAAAGCCACGATGTCTCCGATTTTCGGTTCAGTAACAAAATCTCCCGAGTTTTTCTGTACTGAAGCGCTGTGATATAGCGTTATGTCGAGATGGCCGTATAGCCAAAGCACAAGACCCGAACAGTCCCATGCGTCGGGGGTAGACCCACCCAGTACATACCAGGTTTTTCCGACATATCGCTTGGTTAAGGCAACTGCCTTATTGAGGTTCTTGGTATCTTCAGCGACCTTCTCTAGTCGAGCAATCTCTGCTTCCAATTCCTCTTGTTTAAGCTCAGCGTCAGACTTAAACTTATCCTTCTCTGCCTTCTCCCGGGCCATCCACTCCATAGATCCCATTTCAGGTTCGCCAATCTCTACGATAGGGCCAGCTTTCAAGGAGGTTACCTTGACTGGACCAGATAGAGTGGCTACCTCTTTAATTGGATAGCTGATCTTTGGTTCCTGGGCAGTTCTTACTTGTGTTACTTGTGATACTTGTGTTGCTTGATCCACCGTTGCACTTGCTCGGGCGGGGGTTCCAAACGGGGGTTTGGTACCTGTAATCATTACTAGCACTAACGCACTAATTGCAATGAGCTTTTTCATTGGCAGCCTACCTTTCAGAATTTGAATACCTTAGTACTCGGCTGTTTATTGTCAAAGTGACATTGGTTCTTATATTCAGTTATGCAAAAACCCTAGTTCACGACTCGCGTCCTGCTCAAAGGGTACTAATATTTTACCACGAATTGGGGTGTGAGGGTTACTTTTTACGCTTAAATGTAGCAGGCTTTAGGCTTTTTAGCTTATTTACCCAAGGCTTGTCAGCATACTTGAACCACTCGTAGGTGAAGATACAGGCAGCTATCAGAAGCCCTAGAGACTCCGCCTGGACGATGTAGTAGGTAGAAGGATCTACTAGGTAGGTCTCCCACGGGAAGTTGTAGTAAACAACAGGGAAGGCAATTAAGTTGCCAAAAACCACGGAGGTTACGATGCTTTTGTAGATATTAGTCATTTCATCTCTTTCTTTAAGTGATAGTCAAACAGTACAAGATACTTTAAGGCTTGTCAAGTTGAAATGTCAAATTCATCGTACAAACTTAATCCTAAGTTTATACGGCATTGATTGAAATATAGCATATTCTAGACATTCGAACAGCTGTTCGGAACGGGGCTAGATCCCGCATTCTGTAAGGCATTCGATGCGAACAACCGGAGAAGTCCGACGATTGGTCACAGCATCCTCATCGGCAGGTGTTTCTGAAGTCCAAATGAACATAGCACCGCCAACTTCGGCTACAACAGAGATAAAGTCAAACCACTGGTTGTCTTTACGCATTTCATTGGCTTCAGGGCCAGGGTTGCGCTTAGCTCTTTTGGTGTCATAGTCGATTAGGTACGAGCTGCTTTCGGTAGTTACCTTGAACATACCGCTAGTTGTGTTAGCTAGGCTAGTTTGATTAGTTGAACTCATAGATACATTCTATCAACTAGTCAAAATAGTGATGAACGTATCCGTCGCCCTCACACTCTAGGCACTCAGGATCGATGCTTTCTTCCTCCCCGTCCGGGTTACAGGTTTGGCAAGAGATATAAGCGCTAGTTTTTTGGGAGATATAAGTATCTTCAGTGCCTTCCCAAGGCTTGTCTGATATGTACCAGCCAAAGGTAGTCCAGCAACAGGATCCCTGGAATAGGTGGGCACCATTGGTAACCATCTCATCTTCACAGGTTGAATGAGCTGTCCACACTAGGTGGGGGTCAACCTGCTGGATTACACCCCAGTTTTCGTCAGTTTTATCTAACCACTGACCAGTACCATACTCATTAAACCATTCTTCATACCACTCGCGGTAATCCTCAACCGTTGGCTCGGTGGACTCGATATCGCTCATTTAGCATCAACCTTTCGATGAATCATCCTTAGCGTTCTTATTACGCTTAATGTTTTCAATCTCAAGCATAGCGGTAAGGGCGAGGAGGCCAAGAAGGCAGATAGAGCTTACCAGCATAAGAAACATCTCCATTACTTAGTCTTCTTTCCGTTCTTGACGATTGGTTCGATGTCCTCAACCTTAGGCTTAATCTGACGCTCATACTCGATACCACCGTACGCATCTACGAACTGGTACATCCACTCCATGCCAGTAGTGGCGTGAGTCATAAGATCAACGATGTGGCATTTGTTGTCAGCGCCAAAGTCTCGATCCAAAGTATTCTTCAGAGCCTGAGTGACTACCGCAATAAACTCGTCTGTTGTTAGGTACTTATCCATGTCTATCTTTTACTCCGATCCATTTAGATTTACACACAGGGCACTCATACCAACCCAGTGGCATTTTAATTAGCTCCGTTGGAGCGCAGTTCGAGCATTGCACTGATATCTCCTAACCGATGTACTCTAAAGTACCAGCTACCACAGCCTCGGTCAATTTCTTATTTGCCCTGAGATCAACCTCACGCCAGTGGCCTTCACCTTCATAGTAGAACAAGTCAGCCTTCTGATCCTGGTACCAACCGATTTCCATGGGTGGAATAGGGGTCGGATCTTCTTCAACAACGACAGTCGAGTCCAATGTTGCAACAGATTTGTCCTCTAACCTAGCACCATACTCATCCGTGACTACTGGCACTGCCTTAGGGTCGAGCTTCTCCCATTTACCAGCCTTACAAACTTCAGTCTTCATTACATAGATAATGCCATTTTTCTTGCGAAGCTGGATAATGTCATTATCAGCAGTAGCAATCTTGGTTGCCCAAGAGTTAACAGCATCGATTGCAGTGGGCATGGCCGTACCACTACGAGGAGACATAGCTACCCAGTCCGAACCATTCCATACACCTACGTCACCAACGCTAGGGGCCGACATTCCAGCATGCAGGTGTACACCAGAACTAGTGCCGATATCCATACCGCGGTGAGTAGTTACAAACCGACCCAACAGATCGCGCTTGGTCACCTTAAAGGTCTTCGCCATCTTCTACCTCCACAAAATCAAAGATCTGCTTCTTTAAACGATCGCGCAGTTTGCTGGCATACGAGCTAGCGTCCCACATCTGAGTGTTGCCATAGTGAATCTCTGCAAGCTTTAGTGCAGTCAATAGTCGGTACACATCGTCCTGTGGGATATCAATGTTTACTAGTTGCTTAGTCATTATCTAACCCTTACGGTCAAACTTGGAAGTCCAGTGCCTTTCGAACCAACAGCACTAACTCGATAGTATCCAGTAATCGGAACATCAGCAAACGTATCAGCGGTAGTGGTGATCACTACAGTTTTCCAAACGCTACCGTTTGCACTGCTTTCTACCTTGTAGCCAATAATGCCAGAGGTACCAGCATTAGTCGGAGCCTTCCATGAAAGCCTGTATCCAGCAGTTCCCTTGCTTGCAGCTACAGTAGTTGGTTTTGCAGGAACTGTTGTAGCTACAACTACTACTGGAGCAGGTGCAACTACTGGTGTATCAACTACAACAGGAATTGGCTTAGGTGTAGAGACATCACCAAGGAACGCAGTGCTAAGCAAGTAGTTACCATTCACTGATTTTGCGTCCACTACAGCACCAGCAAGTGCTCCGGTGCGCAAAGCACTGGCAACTTCAGCTGGCTTGGCAGTCGGGTTCTTTTCTAGATACAAAGCAGCTACGCCAGCTACGTGCGGGGTAGCCATAGAGGTACCAGTCATAGTTTTGTATGCGTCAGGGCGTTGCCAGTCTTCAGAGTCAATCAGACCACCAGGGGCAAAGATATCTACACACTCACCGAATGCAGAGTTAGTTGTGCGCTGATCATTCTTGTTGATGCTAGCAACGGTAAACGCGTTTGGAGTTCCAGATGGACTCCACTTACAAGCGTCGGTCATAGTGTTCGAAGCAGCAACAACTGGAAGAATGCCAGCATTGTATAGACGATCAATAGCTGCGTCCACGGTCGCACTCTTGCCAACGGTGACGCTAATGTTTACAACAGCAGGGCCTTTGTTTAATGCAATTACGCGATCAATTCCAGCGACCAAATCCTGAGGATATACAACGCCTCTACAGTCTGCAATTTTGATTGAGACAATTTTTACATTCTTAGCTACGCCAAATTCGGCTGAGCCAACGACTCCAGCAACGTGAGTTCCGTGCCCGTGGCAGTCAACGTCACCAGAGGCGCGTCCACCAAAGCCAGGGTCGGTAAGTGCAACACCAGTGTCTAGTACGTAAGCGGTAACGCCAGCACCAGTGAGGGATACTGAATAGTTGCCATCAACGGCACCATCAATACGGTCTAAGCCCCACGACGATACGGCGGCATAGGCAGGGACAGCTGTCAGTGTAAGTGAAGCGACTAGGGCTCCAACAATCATGTTTTTCTTCATGCCTAAACTATAGGCATGTAAAAACTATTTGTCAAGTGCCAAATCTATGAATTTATAGAGATCTTCTAAAGTCCCTTGATTAGTAAGTTTTGTAGGGAATTCATAGGTATCTAGGGCACTTTCAGAAGCGTGCTCGTTAGCTGGGCCAACCCCTGGTCGCTCTATACGCCAAAGCCTGCCACCAGCTTTTTGTATTGCATCCGCCTCGTTGGGGTAGCGAACATCTGTAATGACCGCCTTCATTTCAGGAGAAATACTATTCAAAGCAATATTCACCCAAACGTCATCGCCAAACATCTCGCGACCTACTTCAGTCCCCATGCGCTGCATAAGACCACGAATGCCTTTACTGGCATCTTTTAGCTGCTCCCACCCCAGTAAGCTCACTGCAGTGGATAGTCTCATGTCATATCCATCGACATCAATTTCTGGGTTAAGTCGGACAAGCGCTTCGCGAATAGGATCGGCAAAGGATACTTTAGTAAAGCCGTAGTTTTTTACAAGGTAGTCAGCAATTGTATCTTTACCAGATCTTGCTACACCGCTTAGTCCTATAATCATGGCTACAGGCTAGCACAGAATATTAGCTAGATTGCCGATAACTTACTTAAGCCAAGGCTCTAGTAGGGTCTCAACCTCATCATCTAGCTCATAGTCAAAGTTTAGGGCAACAGTTAGGCTTGCCAACACTGGAGACATTGTTGATGCTTCGCTAGAGCGTGGGTGCATCTTAGGCAGTAAGTCGTTGTCAGTTGTGTACTTAGAGTTTTTAGGTTTACCACTCTTGACCAAGTGCAAGAAAGCATTTACACGAGCCATAGCCCATGAGTTGCGGTTTTGATCTGGGCGGTGTGAAGTAGAGAAAGCTCCAGCGCCACGGCGATAAACAGCCTTCAACTTAGCAAGAGTAACCTTGCGTCCGTTAGGGGCTTTCTCGTTGTGGGTAGCAACCTTCTTTTCAAGGCTCTTAGTAATAGAGGCAGTAAACTCAACACCTTTACCAGAACTGGCAGATCCCTTTTTGTTCTTGTCAGAACCTTTAATCTGATCTTTTTTAGGGGCTGGTTTAGATCCAGCAGTTGCTCGAACGGCTCTAGGCTTCCCAATCTTTCTCATGTCTAAAATTTCTGCGGGAGCTCCAGCGCCTCCGCTAGCATTGACAGATCCATCTGGAAGAACTGCAAAGCGACATAGGCCGCCATCTTCTACCTCGGCAACAATAATTGAGCAACCATTAGGTGCGTTGTAAAAAACGCAGTTTCCGCACTTAACCCCAATAGCAGCGTTTTCTTCGTTCTCTGAAGCAGGGGTGTAGCCAGCCCAGATGCCGGTGTTGTCATCGTTGAACTTGCCATACTTATCAGCAATAAGTTGCAGGGCATCTGCTAGTTCTTGTTCTTCAGGGATTAGGTTAGTCATGTCCTAATTTTACCGCAGATTACGCAAACTTAGATTTCTAAATCTTGGGTCAGCAAGGTAAGAGCCAAGACGGCCTGCTGTGGGCAGACCCCGTTCCCTGCAAGTTTAAGCTCTTCGGCTCGTTTAAGTCCATGTCCGACTATCCAATTTTCTGGAAGCCCCATCATCCATTCGCAAAGCGCGGGGCTTAAGCGATGAGCGCCATCTTTTCCAGAAGGCTCGGTTGGGTCCGGAGCTGGACGCCCCATGATGATCTCCCAACGGCGGATAGCAGGTTCAAACTTTCCCCAGTCTAGGTTTCCATTGTGTAGGTATTGAATCTGATCTTCGATACGGGCCTTTGGTGCACCAGCTGCAACTTGTTTAGGTGTTGACCCATTTGCAGAACTGACACGTGGTGTTCCAAGTAGCGGGGTGATTTCACCAGAATTAAAAATAGTCCGTGAAATAGTGTCAGTAGAGATTTTCCCATTGCGAGTCTGCGCAACGGATCCATCTTTATGATCGCGAGTTAGTGGAGTAGGAAGTAGCGCAGGCGAAACTTTTAAGCCATTCTCCTGAGCAAGCTGAGCCATCTGATCACGAACCATGAGCATGCGATTTTTCGCACGAGCTACATCTTCACGAATTGCCCCGCCTTGACCCTCAATAGCTGAAGGGGTGCGGAGCATTGCGTCATCAGGAATCTCGTCGAATTGCGAGGATGAAGACTCGGAATCGTTGGTGAGGGGCTCCCGCTTCGGAAGCTGGTACGCCTTGCCATCGACAGTCATACCCGAGCTCGGCCAAGTCGCCGAGTACAGCACCCATGGCCCTGAGAGCTGGCTCTCCGGACTTTGTAACCACAAACTCTTCTCCGAGTTCCACGTCGCTATATGCTTTTCCACTGAGTAGTCCTCTCACGTTCTCGATCACAACATACTTAGGTTTAATTGTGTCGATAGCTTTTGCAAACTCAGACCAGAGGCCAGAGCGTGTTCCTTCTTTTAGACCAGCACGACCGCCAGCCAAACTTAAATCCTGACATGGAAAACCACCGCAAAGGATGTCAACCTGCTCTACTTCTGTCCAGTTGACTTTAGATACATCTCTATAGTTAGGCACGCCTGGAAAGTTGTCTTCTAGAATTTTAGAAGGGGCCGCATCCCACTCGCAGTGCCAGGCTACGTTCGCATCGAACACCTGAGCAACAGCCATGTCAAGACCGCCGTAACCACTGAAAAGTGATCCGACTTTGAGTTTTGTCATTTATTTTCCGTCTGATAGTAGATATTCCAGCAACACAGGGTTGTCTCGAATTAATACTAGCAGCGATTCTTCCCAAACTCCAATAAAATAATGTTCCCAGACATCAAAAGAATCATTTTTCTTAGGGGTTATAGAGGTGTCATAAACGTTTCTAGCAGCGTGCATCAACTCATGCCAAAGGGTTAGTTGTTGTCTACTCAGAGAAAGATTGCTATCTATGACAATAAGGTTTTCAGTGTCCAAAGTATAGCCAAAAGTCGCATCATTTAGCATCCCATCGTCATGGCGCGAGCGCTCGACTACGTCATACCACTGACTGCCGACTCTGACCTTGCTTGGGAGCTCCATGCTAGCTAGTCTACCGCAGGTTTACGGCAGCTTCTTTTTGGTAAAAGCAGTGGTGGCATACCTCATTCCAGAGGTTACAGGCGCAACCCCATGGGCATATTCGACGGTACCAGGGTGTATGACCAAGCTGCCAGCCTCGGGTTTAATTGCAAGTTTTAGATCAGGGTAGTACAGCTCCCCGCCCTCGTAATCATCATTAAGGTATAGAACTATACCGTGAGGGGTGTCAACGTTTACTGCAAGGCTGGGGATGTTGTCTGCATGAACTGCCATATCTTTGCCGACACCCATGCCGTTTATGGTTCCTAGGTATAAGTAGGTCACTTCTTCATCATAACCGTACAGCTCTTCATATACCTTTGTTAGTCGATTATTTACATCTTTTAGAATCAAATGAATTTTTTCATCATTGAGATTGTTAACAAAGACAAAAGGGGCGTTTTTAGAGTTAATGTTTCCGTCATTAGAGTAACCAATTAGATGATTGTTGTCAGCCTGGTTTTCTACTATGTCAGTGATTGCTGATAGAACGTAGCGACAATCTTCTCCAGCCAAAAAATTTTTAAGGTATACAATCTCGGTATTAGAGATATCACTAGAGAATAAAGAAACATCAGGATGCATTTGCTTGGAAGTACCTTCCATACTCGGTATAAGGGATCACAGTAGAGTCAATCCACCAGTCCTCATGGGGGTGGCGCTGTACTAGTTTGTACCCATAGCTCGAAAGAATTGCCCGCTGAGCGTCACGATCAGGGGTGTTCTTATAGTTATTCATGCAATCATGTTCAAACTGAATAATAGTAAACCTGTAAGAACTGAGAGGAAGGTTGACTAGCCCTTTGAGGCACAGCGAGTCAGGGCCAACCTCATTTCCTAGGTTGTCGTAACCAGCGTCCATATCTACTTGGAGATAGTCAATCTGTTTTGGGAAATTATTTTCTTCAAAGTATTTACGAAAATCAAAAGTTGTAGCGTCATGCAGAATGCACGGATTCTTGCGGTTAGCGTTTACTTCCTCGACAACGCTAGGAATGACATCAAAGGCTACACCTTTCCAGTCAAATCCATTTTCTAAAAGCCAAGTGTTGCTTCCTTTTTTTGAATGAAAAGCCCCAAGCTCAACATAGTATCCGCCACGTTTTTCATTTAAGACACTAAGCACGAATGACTCATTGCCCCCACCGCCACTGTTACTCTCTGGATATATTTTGTAATTCATCTAGGACTTTCAATAGATTCAATAACTTCAATCGCCCAAACGGCACTAGCACCGTCCGCATCCCCTAGTGCTTTAATAATTTTTAGTTTCATATCTTCAGCGCCGAGCTCATAGCCAAAAGTTGTAGATGCGTCGATAGCTTCTGTTATCGCATAAGAGAGGGCTTCTTTTGCAGATAATGCAGCGCGAACAGCTCCCCCAATTTTTGTAACAATCTGATCATCTAGATCTAGTGGCGGTACATTCTCAAAATCGTTGAGGGACATTTACTTACTTTCTAATCTGTAGTGGGTCTGTAGGACGCGTCTTTCTTTATAACACTTAGGGCAATAGCTGCCCATAAATCTAATTCTATGCTTTCGGCAAGGGTATCCTCTTTTCACCTAGGGTGCAACCCTTCCATTGTCATTAAAGGTCTTGTAGGTGATCGGCATTTTTTGAGCAAAGAACTCTTCCATCTGCTCGGCTACCATCTCGATTTCCCGCTGAGGAAAACTAGGAAAGTGAGTGCCCTCACGAGTAGTACGCAGACTGAGAAAGTTCATAAGCGATCTAGCATTCATGGTCACATACATGCTCGAGTAAATATTCAGCGGAAGAACCATGCGGGCAACTTCACGAGCAATGCCTTCATCCAACATATCTTGATAGCGGGCATACGCATCTTCAGATGCAACAAAGACGGCACTGTCTACAGCTTCGTATTGCTCTTGACTGCCATCTTCAAAAGTGTAGGCCCCTGGTTTACCAACTTGAATTAGCTTACGGTTTACGTCAGGAACGTAGAAAACAGGTGATAGCTCTTTGTAGCGGCCGGATTCTTCGTTGTAGCTTGCAATTCGGTGACGCATGAACTCTCTAAATACAAAAATAGGAGCCTCGATGAAGAAGGTAAATGCGTTGTGCTCAAACGGTGAACCGTGGCGATCACGCATCAGGTAGTTAATAAGTCCGGCGTCCTTACTGTCGTCCTCGTTAGATGCTCCAGTAGATACGCGAGCTGCCATAGCGACGGCCGAATCAGAGGCCATGGAGTCGATAAGCTTCACAGTCATGTTACTGCGGTAGGTGATTTCGGTCATGCATTTACCCTACCATAGGGATGTTTACTGATTGCTAGTTATGATTTTGGTGTCATACAAAGTTTCCCACATAAAGATGTCAATCTTATCATTCAACAGTGGTTGGCCTTTAATATTCAAACTTGTATTCAAGAGAACTGGTACCCCTGTAAGTGCATACCATTTCTCTAAAACAGCATAGAGTCCAGGGTGCTGAGCCTTGTTCACCGTTTGGACCCTAGAGGTTCCGTCATAGTGGACAACGCTAGGTACTAACTCTGGCTTTAAACACTTAGGAGTGAACTGCATATAAGGAGAGACATAGTCCATATCAAACCACTCAGTCGCATGTTCTTCCATAACCACGGGGGCGAATGGTCTAAACAACTCGCGTTGCTTAATTCTATTCACCTTGTCCTTGATGTCAGGATCTCGAGGGTCAGCCAAAATACTTCGATTACCTAAAGCCCTAGGTCCGTACTCCGCCCTACCACTAGCCACTGGGGCAACTTTGTTTTTTATAAGTGCGTCTACTATCTCATCTACAGGATACTCACCGGGGAGATTAGTACCTAGATAAGGACCCTGCCAGTCGAGCTTTTTGCCGTGAACAATAGCTGCAGCACCAAGAGATGATCCAGCATCCCCTGGGTTAGGCATAATCCACACGTTAGGGAATATGTCATGAAGAAGGGTATTTGCCTTGCTATTGAGAGCACAGCCTCCAGCAAAAACTAGATTCTCGCTCCACGATTCCTGTCTAGCAATATAGATAAAATCCCAGAGCCTGTCTTCGTAAATCTTTTGTACCGCTGCAGCTATATGGAACTTATCGTTCTCTGATATGTCCTGTCCCCAGTTATTAATTCCTTTATGAAAATTGTAAGTTTGTTTGTACACGGAAGGGAAATACTCGGACACTTTGTCAAAGTATAAATCTGGATCACCATAAGCCGCCATCCCCATCATGATGTACTCTTCTTCATTTGGCTTTAACCCGACCAGTTGAGTAAACGCCGAGTAAAAGAGTCCAAAACTAAATGGGTACTTCCATCGCTTTACTTGCTTAAGTTCGTCGTCCTTAGCGTGCCAAACCGAACTAGTAGTGAACTCTCCAATTGCGTCTAACACGACCACTACTGCATCATCAAACGGCGAGGTGTAGTATCCAGCTGCAGCGTGGGAGTGGTGGTGGTATGCCGTGTAGACAGGAATACCCTTAAGTTCTGGCATACTCTTGTAAAAAGGTCTACCCCCGCCAAGACCTCCACGAGTTGATATGCGCCACTTCTTTAGCCAACGATCCTCGTAGTAAGCAATCTGATCTGGCTTGCCATACGATAGAGCCTCGAGTATTAGTTCACGATTGGCGTACCAATCATTCTTTTTCTTAGAGTAACGTTCAGCATGTCCAGCAAATAGAATTTTGCCATCCTCTATGACCGACACTGAAGCGTCGTGGGATGTCTCGTTTATCCCTAAAACTCTCATGACTGCCTACTTAATCGAGAGATAGCTTTGTCGGTAAAATCTTTAATCATCACAGAAGCAGCGCACTTGCCGTCACAGCCTCTAAATTTATATAAATCATTCTGATCTAAATTATTTATATTTGATAAAGTTATGTGCACGTCAGGGTACGCACTGCTACCCCTGTCATTACATCCTAAAGAATTTAATATTGCTAAGTCTAAATTAGAATCAAAATCCCTAGAGACAGAAGACCAAAGTTTTTTATTGCATGATATTAAAGTCTTTGATTTTTTTAAAGATTTCCTAGCAATATGCTCTGCTGCAATTTTATCATCTATGCATTCAAAAATAAATGTAACATCTTCATTATTAAGAGGTATGTCTATATCGGTAACAAAGTTAATCTCGCTTTGCTCGAGGGGGGCTTTTGGGGTTTTAGTTACAACATATGCAATTTCAACGCCACTAATGCTAGTCAACCCCGACACAACATGTCTACCTACATTTCCAAAACCATAGACGGCAACTTTAATCATTTTGCTTTTTATTAAATATAAATACCGGAGCAACGTACCTAGTTGGCCCTTCATTGACGTTACTTACACCATGCAGGTAGTCTGCAGAAAATATAACAAGCGATTTGGCGGGCGGTTTTATTTTTAGCTCAAAGCGGGGGAAGTACAGCTCCCCCCCTTCGTAGTCGTCATTTAAATACGCAACCGCAGCATATTTCAAATTAGAATCATGCTCACTATCGATGTGCTCTGTCAATTTAGTACCAAAATAATGTCTTTGAATCACATCAAACTCATTGACCGAGTACTTATCCTGCGGGATAAGCATCTGAGCTCTAGCAGCAATTTGCTCTGGCATCGGGCTTAAAGGTTCTGTTCTTAAAGCTTTATCAATCCAACTTGGATTTACGTGTAGCAGTCCTTCTTCAATTAAAGTTGCGATGTCAGTTCTATTGTATTTATCTACAGCTTGATCCTCTAACGCTTTTAAATAGGACACTGTCCAGTCAACCTCATTAGCGTCAGTTGCAAATCTGTGGTAGGTACCGCGCTCTTCTTCGGTAAGAAAGTTATAGAGTATGTAGACATCGTCTGCAAGTTCTTTATACTCATACCCAGAGTCACCGATTAACGCTCTAATTTCACTCATATAGTAGACTATATCACGCTAATAGTGCTAGGTTTAACCTACAGACTTAAACCTGGATAGGACATTTTTATGATTGAATTTGACAGATTAGAAGAAGTGCGAGCTGGGATTGAAGAGGCCCGCGGCGACGGGGTAGCCGTAATCTTTAAAAATTTGGTTCCAGCGGTGCCTTCTTGGGAAAATTTTCTTAAGCTAATTGACAAAGAAATCCATGGAGAGCCTAGCCGCGGGGGGTCTCATGCCCCCTTCGAGGAGCGAGTCATAAACGGAGTTACAATACGTAACTTATTTTATTTAATGGTTAGACTCTCAGATAGGGAGAACTTTCCCGAAGCAGAACAGCTATACAAAATCTTTCATTCTGTTCTAAAAGTAGAGCTTGATCCAGTAAGTGCGTTTATTAACATCATCGGAGGAGAAAAACCTGGAGAAGCTCACAGGGATAATCGAGAGACTATATTTTGGCAATGCCACGGGGAAGCCAAGTGGTATTTCTACGATGCGCCTGAATATGGCCACTACGACACAGATAAGCTAGAAATTATAAAGACTATTGCTTTAGAACCAGGTGACGTCCTATTCATGAGGAATAAAGCTATGCATTCTGTAGAAAATTTTGGCCCTAGAGCTTCAATAGCTTTTATGCCAAGTAAGGAAGGCGACCTCGAATGAACGAATCAAGACTAGAAGAGCTAAAAACTGGTATCGAACAGGTACGTAATGGCGGCTTGGCCATAGTATTCAAAAACCTATATTCAGATGTCCCCGATTGGGATAAATTTGTTGCATTCACCCACCACAAGGTGCATCAACCGCCAGGGAACATTCCGATGATGCCGCTAGAAGAGCGGGTAATCAACGGTGTCGTCTTACGTAATCTTTTCTATCTAATGGTCTCTAGCCCAAGTGATGACTTCTTCCCACAAATCACGGAAATCATGGAGACTTTTTCAGATTTACTTGGTGGAGAAGTTTTGCCAGTCAGCGCGTTTATTAATTTTATCGGTAAAGAAAAGCCAATCGCCCCCCACTGCGATATGCGAGAAACCGTGTACTGGCAGTGTCAAGGTACCGCTCTTTGGAAGATATACAAAGAATCCCCTATAAATGACCACAACGTTGGATATGTGCAACCGGTGGCAGAGTACTTGCTACAACCAGGCGATGTGATTTATGTTGGCCGCGAAGTCGGGCACTCTGTCGTAACAAACGAACCACGTTGCGCCATAGGGTTTCAATACAAACAAGACAACTCTAGGTTTAAAGAAAATCACGATTTGGTCAAAAACCACTACGAAAGCATTGGCGTAACAATTAACGAACCGCGTTACTAATGGTGGAGATGGGGGGAATTGAACCCCCGTCCGATCAAAGACTAACTATTCTTCTACAAGCTTAGGCTATAACCGCCACGGTACTGCAACGGCGGGATCTTAGGGTCTCCTGCTGCAACCACTGTTGTTCTATTTATTTAAAACCTGACTGCCCAGCTAGAACTACTGCTTTGTCAGGGGCATAAGCGGCTATTAAGCAGCTAGTGCGAATGCTGAACGTGAGTTTGCATTTATGGTTTGCCACACTTAA